ATGAAGAGCTTCAAAATCGACTACGCAGCGTGTAAAACGAGCCCGGGCGGCAACATTATGGCGAAGATTGAAAATTTTCAATCGCATTTCAAAGAGCATGAAAGAATGGGGCTGAATATATATGCCCGATCCCCCATGATTTCCGCATGTGATCGAGAAGTCGAAATTTTGGACAGGCATACCGGTCAGGTAAACAAGATGCTGATGTTCGGCTCTAACAGCTATCTGAATGCAACGATTTGCCCGGCGGCGGTCAAGAAAGCTGCCGAAGTAATCCAGCAATGCGGCATAGGTACGGGCGGAGTACCTTTGTTGAGCGGAACATCGGATTATCAGAATAAATTGGAGAAAGAAATTTCGCAATTGCTCGGATTTGACGATACGATCTTGTTTTCCTCCGGCTTCACGGCCAATATTGGAGCCTTGGTAGGTTTGGTCGGTTCGAATAATTTATTGGTATTCGATAAGCTGAACCACGCGAGCCTCATCGACGGAGCATTGATGTCGGGAGCGAAAATGACACGCTACCTTCATAGCGACATGCGCTCTCTGGAAAAGATTCTTTCGCAGAATGCGGAACAATATCCATACGGAATCATGATTGTTACCGATGGCGTATTCAGCATGGACGGAGACCTTGCGAATCTGCCGGAATTGCTGCGCCTTGCAAAGAAATACAATGCGCTCTTATTGATCGACGATGCACATGCGACAGGTATTATCGGGGACGGGGGCGCTGGCACCTTGAGTCATTTCGGTATCACAGAGCGTGATAACATCATCGTGACCGGCACCTTGAGCAAGGCGATCGGGACAGTCGGCGGATTCATCACGGCAAGTCAGAAAATCATCGATTACCTGAGAGTTTATGCACGGAGCAACATGTACTCGACGGCCCTTCCTCAAAGTGTATGCGCTGCCGCATACGAAGTGTTGCAGGATTTCAAGAGACATCCGGAACAAAGAGAAGCGCTCGACCGGAATCATAATTATGTACGTTCACGATTGAATGAGATGGGATTCAATACATTACATTCTGTTACACCCATCATTCCCGTAATCATAGGCGATGAGTATGTGCTGACTGATCTGATAAAAGATATTTACGACCGGGGAATATTTGTAAATGCGATCTTCCCGCCGGTCGTTCCTCCCAAGATGTGTCGTATCCGAATCGGCGTGATGTCATGCCACACTCAAGAAGATTGCGATCGCTTGCTCGATGTCTTTTACGAAACAGGTAAAAAATACGGGATTATCTAAACTCGACTACCCACCATCGAAGCAGCCATGATATAACGACGAATAAAAGAGAGAACGAGAACTGAATTCCCGTCTCTCTTTTGTTACATCCTTATCATTGATCTAAACTGTAGGAAGAGCAAGAATGTTCGATGCGGTCTTGATTGCAATTAACCGCAAACAGAAATAAATTCTTGCCATGCCATCCATTTTTCACTATTTTTGAGGCGGAATTATACATACATTCATTATAACTATAAATCGGATTATACAAAATGGCAGGGAGGGTGAGACGCACGAATGCTGAAATAGACAATGCCGTCATGACCGAGCTCGAGAAATTGGTCATCCGAAACGGATTCGACAAAGTGCTTGTAACGGAACTGATGGCCAATGCCAGTTTGGAGCCTCCCGTCTTTTATAGACGCTATGGCTCTATCGACAATCTTTATGACAAGTTAGCCCAAAGATACGACTTCTGGATCAACGACACGATCAAGATGTCGGAGCTAAGCGATTTGGGCCCCAAGTCGTTTTTTGCGAAAACACTGAAGACACTGTACAAAGAGTTATGCAATAATGCCGTCATGCAGAAGTTATTGCTCTGGGAAATGTCTACGGATAATGATACGACCAGAAGAACGGCTCAGATAAGAGATCTGATGAACCTGAATCTGGTCGAATATTACGATGTCCTGTTCAAGTCTGCCCATATCAATATCCGCGGCGTTATTGCCCTGCTGATTTCGGGTGTCTATTATTTGATCTTGCACAGGGAGCGAGCCCCTTTTTGTAAGATCGATTTTAACACCCCCGAAGGTGAAGCGGCCTTTTCGGAAGCAGTGGATATATTGGTCGGGATGTTGTTCGACCGAATCGAGGGGCACAACCAAAAGCGGGAGAGTTACGAACGTATGATCAAAGATGGAATCAGCAAGAAAAAGGCTTGCCAATACTTGGGGGTCGGCGTCAACGAATTCGATTGAATTTTCTATGGCATGCCGGAGAAGTGGCCTCGCGTGTTCCGTTTTTCAACGGATCGAATATGCTTCAATATTTTAGTATCAGATGCTTCCCGTGGATTTTTTCTTCATATGCCATTGAAATTTTACCCGTGATGTAGCAGGAGGGAAGCATTCGGCTTTCAGATCATACGACTGATAACCGTGCAAACAATCCACATCGAACGAATTTGTATTCGCTCGATCGTTGTATCATCGGCGGCGGTTTCTGGCGAGACGGCTAATCGGAGTCGCTTCGAATTCCCGGGAGATTTGTATACACGACGCACAAGGCGCAGATGATCGGCAACGATGAAGTACATATTCCCATAACAAATTTCCTCTGCCACAGCCTTCTTTCGTAATAATAATACAGATTTGCGAGAATCCGGGTTGAACCGCTCATCGGCATATGTGATGGCTATCTGCGCATTTGCGGCAAGAGTCGAAGAAAATATAAGTATTTCGTCCGCTGGAAGAACCGGCGGGAATAACATCGTTTCATAATTGTTATAAAGCGGAATACGGACAATGTTATCGTGAAGAGTTTCTTGAGAATCGTTGTCGCCGTAAATAAGCCAGTCGATAGAATATCGCGGAAATTTCTGATGAATGATATTTGCCATATTCTTGCTGATCCCGCATTTTCCGCGCAAGATCTGATAGAGATTTTCCGGACGCTGAAACCCTATATGACGAGATAGTGCGTATGTACTCATCCCTGCATTTTCTATGACTATTTTCAATCGCTCCGCGGGAGTGCTATTGGATTTTGCCGGCATACGTTATAGAACAACGAATTAAAAAAATAAGAAAGCACGAACCCGACATTGTCCAGATCCGAGGTATCGCCAAACACCCACTTATGGAACAAGTCAAACTCGTGCCGCACGATAATAGTGCAATACACGAGCCCCGCTTGTCTATTCCCGTAAGTTGAAGTTGGCGATTTTCAGATCTGGAATAAACAGCTAAAAGCTATCTTATGTCAATTCTTTCGTCTTTCCGGTTCTTGTATAATTATTTAGTGAAACAAAGGTAGTAAAGAATTTTGGAAAATCACTCGATTCGGATATATTCCGAGTATCGGATATCGACATATGGGTTATCCCCGGCTATGGTCTGGTGTATGGCTTTCACTCTACGCCAGAACCACCAGCCCTTATATTCGACCCACACGGCCTGCCGCAGCGTTACAGGCACACGGATTTCACCTTTCAGACGTCCGTTCTCGATAAGCCCCGCCAGTTGGATATGAGGCGTTATCATCTCCACTTTCTGACGTAATATCGGTACGGTATCCCGTATGACCACCGTATCGCGTACCACTGCATCTATCGGCCCGGTAATCTCGATTTCGTGGCGCGCCGCAGCTTCGAGGTTTTTGACTTTCACGCCGAGTCTTCGGATTTTCTCGGCATCCTCAGCCCGCAGGCGCTTATACTCGTCGATCCGCAGCCGCAGTGTGTTCGCATCCACGGCGAGCGTTGTCGAGTCGATGCGTATGCGCTTCATGTCCGAGAGCAGTGCTTCGGTATTGCTCCGATAGCGGTTCCGTTCCTCCTTGAGGTAAGCGTTGCGCTGCCACAGGACGCCCGTGGCGAGCAGGAGGAGCCCCACTGCGACGAGCAGCATGCGATTAACGGTCCGCTTCATCTTCGAGGGCGTCTTGGGGTATGAACCACAGGTGCTCATTCTGGAAAGGCTTGTCGAGCAGCACCATACAGCCGATCAGCCGGCCGGGAACGGCCAGCACCTGCTCGGTCACCGTGCCGCAACGCCCTGCCAGGCCCGAAAGCCGCATGTCGCTCAATTCTACGGAGGGGACGACCCTCACTCTGTCCGTAACGTTTTTCATTTTACTGTTTGTTTTTAAGCAGTTCCTTGATGTCGGCCCGCATCTCGCGCAGGTCGTACTGTATGGAGGTAAACTGTGTCATAGTAGCCTCGAATACGGCCTTGTCGAGCTTGATGGCGTTGATACGGTCGTACTGATCGGCGATTTTGGTCTCCAGATCGACACACTTGCCCTGCAGTTCGGCGATGCGGGCCGTGTTGTTGGTGTGCTGCACGTACATCGTTACGAAAAAAGCCAGCACGGTAACGATGATTTTGAAGTTGTCCTCCACGAATTTTCTGAATTTTTCGGTTGTAGCGCTCATGGTGTCGCGGTATTTATCAATAGTGAAAAGGCGTCTTTAATGGCCCCCAGCAGGCTCACGGCGGCCTCGCTGTTTACGAGTCCGTATAGCGCCGCAAGGACGATCAGTACCAGGTACACGATCCTCTCGACGTCGCGGCGGGAGCATCTGCGTCTCCTTCCGCCCTTATCCCTCGTCATGGGTGGGGGTGTTTTCCATGCGTGGCACGATGACATTGAAGACGATGTTGTTGTCGCTACCTTCGATCTTGAACTTCGCCTCGCCGCCGTTCTTGACGGGATACATCTCCATAAGGGCCTTGGCGGCATTCACGGCCACGGCCCGTAGGGGCGCTGGGGAGAGGGGGTTGCCGAAGCGGTCGCGGTAGATGCCCGTCGCCGTCTCTTCCAGTATGTTGCGGAGCGTGCGACTTATCTGCATCTTGACGGCGATGCTTTCCGTTTCGGAGATCATCTCCGTGCCGAGTTCGCGGATGCGTGCCATGACGGCGGGGTTATGCACGAGGCGGCGTGCCGCAGCCTCCGTATCGCCATGCTTTATGTCGAACACCTCGCGGTAACACCTGTCCGCCTGCCCGGCGTACTGCATGCCGCCGCAAACGTAGAATTGACAGAAACGCTCCTGCGCCTCGGTAAGCTGCGGCGGCCCGTCCAGTGCCGCGAGATGCACCGCTTCAGCTTCGACAACCTGTATTTCGTCCTGTTTCATTGTATCTTGCCTTCTATCCAAGAATAGGATCCTGTGCCCCGGCAGGTTTGACCTGTATCCGTTTCCGGTCTATAAGCTGTGCCATGAGCGCTTCGTAGAAGACGTCGGCCATGGCGTCTGCCATCGCCTCGGCATCCGCCAGCGAGTTGATGAGTTTCAGGTTGAAGGCGATATCGAGGCCGTAGCCCGAGATCGCGGCCATGAACTCGGTGCCGTCGGCCCCCAGCACGCCATAAGTCGTGAGATCCTCCACGCGGAAGGTGATTGTCTCCTCGCCCCGCTCATTGCGGCCGAGCACTACATTGTCGTTCTGTTCCTTCGTCATATCAGAAAGTGATTTCTGGTCTTCTCCTTGGGGGCGGTTTCTGTCACGGCGCCCTCACTGTTACGCATACGGGCCGCGCAGACTCGGACGATCTCAAGCGTCGCCGCGACGTCGGCTCCGGCATCATGGGCGTCGTCGAGCTCGATACCGAGCCGCTCGGCCACCAGCTCCAGCTTGTAGGACGTAACTCCGGTATCGGCGGCCAATGCCAGCCGTGCCAGCAGGATCGTATCCAGATAGAGAGGCTGGAAGTTGCCATAGAAGTCCGTTTTTCCGGCAAACGTTTTCTCGTACTCCTTCGTAAGGCCGGCATAGCTCATCAGCTGCGTAAGAAAGCCGATGTCGAAGGTGATATTCTGGCCGATGAGTACCGGCTTGCACTGTGTGCCCTTGCTGAGCGTCGCCCGTTCGGCGAAGCGGAGCACGGCCCCGGCGACCTCTTTCAGATCGACGCCCTGCGCTTCGAGACGCTCCATCGTGATGCCCGAATATTCAAGCGCTCGCGGCTCGTAGTCCATCCGCTCGGTGGGCTGCGCCAGCTCGTGCTTCGAGCGGAGCACCTTGCGGCGGGCCGCACCCAGCTCCTGCTTGCAGTACTGGGCGATATAAGCCGCATAACGGTCGAACACCTCCAGCGTATCGAGCCGGATGGCTTCGAGGGCGATCTGCGTACAGGCGCAACGCACGGGATCAAGCCCTCCGGTCTCGAAGTCGAGACCGATAGCCGTGTATATCCTATTCTCTACCGCAGGTGCTGCCATTGTCCGATAATTTGCATCAGTTTGTCGGCCCCTTCGCGGAATTCCGCCTCGGTGCCGTTATTCCCCAGCACCACGTCGATCAGGGAGTAATCGACCTGACGGCGGTGGCTGTCGCGCTCGATACGCTCGGCATCGACGCCTCGGAATGGTAGATTTTCCGTACGGCAGGAAATGTAGACCGTAAAGACGTCGTACTCCGTTCCGGCCGTCTGTTTGAGGGCGCGGATGCCGTTCTCGTCCACGACGTAAGTGCAGTACCCGGACTCAGGGAGCTGTCTGCGCAGAGAAAAGTATTCGTGCTTCCCGAACCGGGTATAGGTCAGCATCGCTTCCCGGCCGATGCCCCGGGTGCTGCGCACGAAGAAATAATCCTCGCCTTCGACCTCACCCTCGCGGCGCGGGCGTGTGGTGGTCGATACGATGGCGGGAATGCCGTATTTACGTTGCAGGTACTTCGATAGCGTGGTCTTGCCGGAACCCGAAGCACCCACGATGGCAATGATAATGGGTCTCACTCTTGCGATAATATGGATGTTTTGGTCGTATGCAGGGTGTTGGCGCCCGAGAAGTCGCTGTAACGGATGATACCCGTGAGTACCACAATACGGTCCTTGAGCCTCATGATCTCGGCACGGCGGGCGCTGAAAAAGTCGTTCCAGCAGACCGCCTCGATCGTGTCGGTGTTCTGTTGCAATATAATCTTGCAAAAAGCGACCCGGTCGCCCGTCATCCTGTCCTTATAGGATAGCTCCTCCACATCGGTTACGGTTGCACAGACGGCGACTTTTTTCCCTTCGTTCTCCATCACGAGGGCGTCGTGAAGGCTCATGTACGACGCGCGGCCCTTGATGCGGGCACGAACTGCCGACTCGTCGAAGATGCGGCGGTAGTCCACGGATCCGATGCCCGACACGGCGATCTGCTGCCGGGCCCAGAAGTGGTGCTTGGCGATCTCTTCCGGCGGATAGTCCCGCTCGTCGAGCGCGAAACCCAGCTCCGCGGCGGCACGCTGAAGGATGCCGTAACGCTCGGTAACAGATGCGATACGTTCCACCGTATCGAAGCAGCCGGCCAAAATCAGGTTACGGACATGGCGGGCGTTTACGGGAACACGTTCCGCCTCGGCTGGCGGAAGGTCGTCCTCCCAAGTACGGTATTTCTTGAGCCGGTGGCGGAAGATACGGCGGACGAAATCCCCGACACCCGTAAACTCTCCGAATCGCTCCCGCTCGCGAACGATATGTTCCGCCGTTCGGACGCCGACCATTTTGATACGGCCGAACGACCAGTAGATACTGTCGCTATGGTAGTCGGTATAAAACTGCACCTGCGAGAGGTTGATGTCGGGCGGCACGATACGGGCTGCAGAGCACCGCTCCATTTCGGACATCAGCGTAACGATCTCCTTGTCATCGGCGTATTGCAGGGCCACGGTATAGAAGGCCGTGGGATAGTTAGCCTTGAGCCATGCACCGACGTAAGCCGTAATCGCGTAGGCCGAGGCGTGGGATAGGTTGAAGAGATAGCTTCCGGCGCTTTCGATCAGATCCCAGATGCGCAGGGCGTCGTCCTTCGGGCATCCCTTCTCTGCTGCTCCCGTCATGAACTTCTCCCGCATAGCATGAATAACGTCGATCTTTTTCTTGGAGATCAGCTTGACGAGCCGCACACCTTCGGCCAATGAAAAGCCGCCCACGTCGCGGACGAGGCGGCTGACCTGCTCCTGATAGATCAACTGCCCGCAGGTATCTTTCAGGGCATCGTACGTTCCCCACAGGTAGACCGGAGCGACCTCGCCCAGACGGCAGCGCAGGTAGTTCTCCGCCGCGCCGGAGTCGAGCGTTGCCGGACGGTAGAGCGCATTGGCCGCGATCAGATCACCGATCGACGCCGGCTGCATATCCTGCAGATAACGGGTCATGCCTGCCGAGGATAGCTGGAAGATGTTGGCCGTGTAGCCTTCGCAGAGCAGTCCGTAGGTCTTTTCGTCATCCAGTCCGCTGAGTACGATCTTTTCGAAGGAGATGCCCGAATCGTAGATACGGTTGATTTCATTCAGTACGGACTGTATCTTCGTAAGTTCCAGAATGCCGAGGCAGTCGTTCTTCAGAAGACCCACTTCATCCAACGAGTAGCCGTCCAGCTCGCTGACGAGCATGCCGTCCACCCGTTTTACGGGCGTGAAGTCGAAACATTCGGACGGCTCTCCGTCCCGGTGCTCCGGCGTGATCAGGATGGCCGAGGCGTGCACCGAGGCCGAACGAGGCTGGCCCAGCAGCGGGCGCATATCTTCGACGGCCTGCGGGTAATCGTTCACGAACTTGCGGACTTTGGGCGTGCGGGCCGCAAGGCGGAACAGGTCGGTCCATGTCGCATCGGAAGAGCCGATGATCGCCGAGATATAGTTAGCCAGCGACACGGGAATCTTATGCACGCGGCAGACGTCCTTCAGGCAGGCTTTGAGCTTCATGGTCGAGAAAGTCCCGGCCGAGAAGACCCGCTGCCGCCCTTCGATATTGTAGCGGCGCTCCAGATACTCCTTGACCTCCTGACGACGGTCGGCCTGATAATCGACATCGACGTCGGCCAGCACGCGGCCGGGACCTTGCAGGTAGCCCTCGTCTGCCTCCGTATCGAGAGCTTCGACCGGAGCTTTTTCGTGTGTGATCTTCGTTATTCTCATGATTGTCGGTCTATTTCAAACAGTAAATCGCGGTTGTCGAACAAGATGTCGTCTCCTTCCCGAAGTTCGTCGGCATAGACCTCGATCTGTTCGTCGCCGCGGCGTACCACGAGCCGGGCATCGCGGTCCAGCAGGATCTCGCGGCTGTTCTCCAATCCGATGCGGTAGCTGTCCTTCGAGTCGATGCGTCCTACGATACGCGTGGTGCAGGCCGCATACAATCCGGCGCGTTCGGGCAGTAGGAAACGCTCGAACAACAGACCGTACTTCACAGGGTCGATCAGCGTGATGCCCAGCAGGTACAAGGCCAGACAGCCGCCCGCCGAGCCTCGACCGCAGCCTACGAGGATGCCGTTGCGGCGCGCCCAGTTCACGGTGTCGTACTGAACCAGCAAGTAGTCTATGTTGTCCGTCGATTCGAGGATATAAATCTCCTTATCGAGACGCTCCCGATATTCGGCTTCTTTTTCCGCAGGTACCAATCTGGAAAAACCCTCTTCGAGCAGCGAAAGGAACATCGTATGCGTGTCGCCGTACTTCGCTTTCTCGTCCGGCGTCATGTCGTAGCGCGGCATGAAGACGGCGTCCGTCCGGTATGCCGCTTCGGCCCCTTGGGCGATCACGACCGTATTGCGGCACATCCGCCGGAACAGTTCGTCCACATCCCACCGCTCGGGGTCGAACAACGGCCGCAGCTTGTCCCGAAGCTCTCCGGCGGATCGGAAATACTGTTCGTTGCTCTGCTCGTGCGCGGCGCCCGTGGCGATCTTGTTGAGTATGATTTTGCTGCGGGCGTCGGCTTGGTCGATGTAGTAGCAATCGGGAATCAGCACCGGTTCCACCTCGAACACGCCTTTCTTGCAGAACTCGTGGAAGTATCGCCGCATATTCTCCAGCCGCTGCACGTCGATACGGTCGGCCTTGAACTCCGTGGGATCGATCTGGTAGTAGAGGGCCTCGAAGGCTTCGCGCAGTCGCCCGATGGCCGGGCGGTTCTCCGTCATCCACTCCGCTGCGAGCGTTCCAAGCACGAGGACATTGCCGCGTCCGTGGGCCATGAGGCGCTCCATGTCGATCCTCCCGTCCTCGCGGTCCACCATCACCGCTTTCTGGATGCGCAGCAGGTTTTGCAATCCCTGCTGGCTCTGGCAGTAGACCTTCAACGGGACTTCCGTTCCGTCGCCATCCAGCGTGAGCGAATAGCCGAAGACGCGCTTAATTCCAGCCTTGGCGCACTCTTTCTGGAACGCCAGTGTTCCGGCCATCGTATTGCGATCGCAGAGACCGAGGGCCGTATGGCCCATCCATTTGGCCTTTCGGACCCATGCCCCGATATCGCCCGAAGCGTTGAGCAGTTCGTAGGGAGTGTGAACGCCCAGATTGACGAACTCGACATCGCACCCGTCAGGCTTGGGCCGACCGATATGCCGCAGGATATTCAGGGAAAACTCCCCGCGCAGGTCATAGTAGTACCAGTTGTCGCCGAATGGAAAGGCGACGTGAAAAATACCCTCGTCGATAAGAGTCTGCGGGTCTTCCATCAGGTTGAAGACCTGCTCATCTCCCCGCTGGCGGAAGATACTCTTCACGCCCGTAAGGTCGGCGCGGAACAGGCGGCCGAACTCCGGTATATCGACCACCTCGTTGTCCATGACACAGTAGTCTATATTTTGGCTGTCGAGCCATCGGGTTAGATCGTTCATAGTTGCTGGATTTTATTGATTTTGTACTCGACGGGCGTTTTGAGGCGGTAGGCGAAGATGTCGTAGATCTCCTGCGGAGAGAGGTCTTCCCAGTCCTTTTTGGGATCGGGAATGTCGGCCACGAGCACCTCGAAGTAGCGGCTTAGTTCCTCGGCCGTCTTCTTCGTGGCGTCCACAGCATCCCCGTCGTATCCCACCACGACGTTGCGCACGCCTTTCGTCTGAAGCTTGTAAATCTGGGCCTGCGATATTTTCTTTCCGAAGGTGGCTACGGCGGCCACGCGCTCCGACTCGTATAGGTCGAGCTTGCGTGTGAGAGCCACCACGTCGAATATGCCCTCACAGAGAACGACCGTCTCGGTGCTGTCCTCATGTACCGCGTCATAGTTGTAAAGCAGCTTCACGAAGTCGTTTTGCGTGGAGTTGCGAAAGCGCCGTATGGCGTAGTCGCCCGTGAATTTCGCCCGGCGGTTGTAGGCATCGATCTCGGCCTTGGGCCAAAGATGGCGGGCGACGTATCCTACCGTGTCGCCGGAGTCGATAACCGGAAAAATCACGTAATCGTCGTAGCGGAAGTTCAGGCCCCGTGTGGTTCCCACCGGAAAGAACTCGTAGTCGTCGGCCGTGAAGCCGCGTCCCTTGAGGTAAGGATGCAGGAAGGTGCGGCGCCAGAACTCCGGCAGCTCCACGATACCCAGTCCATCGTCGATCTCCTCGCCCGCATCGAGCGGAAAGAGCAGGCTGCAGTCCAGCTTGGCTTCGGGGTCGGTCGTGCGCGTCGGCAGCAGGTCCATGCGCCCGAGGGCTTCGAGCGTTCGCTCCAACGAGTGCGTCGAAGCCCCGCACGAGAAGCAGTGCGCCATGAAAGGTTTCTTGCGGGCCGTCTCGGGACCGATATAAACGCCGTACTTACCCTCCTTGCCGCAGTAAGGACACCGGGCTATGAGGTTGCGACGCGATCCGTCGCGGCGGGCCGAAAGTTCACGAGTTAGTTCCTCGATAAGGTATGTGTTATCGTCTGTTCGCACATAAAGGAATAGTCCAACATCGAATAGAAAAGTTGGGCAAATACGAAAAAATAAGTAAATTCGATATGTGAAAAATGTAACAAAACATGTTCGAGAAGATTTGCATTAAATCCAGAGAATTGAACGATGGACGACTCGATATGTCGTTCCTTATTGACACGATGCTTTTTTACGGAGAGGTTAACGTATTGGCGCATACGGCCGAAATGGTAACACTATTGAAGACATTCGGTGAAGATACATTGCGAGAACTGATTGAAAGCAGACGCTTGAAACTTCATATCCGACAGAATATTCTGGGTGTTGCAACACAACCATTTGGCGCCGACATCCACTATGGAGTAGAGTTGTTCCGTGGTAATAATGTCAGTGTGCACAACATCCTTTATACAGCCCATCAACAGGTAGTTCACAACAGTATGTACAATATGAAATTTGCTGATAGTTTCTCTGAAATTGCTCAGGCGCATGCTTATGAGCCTGTTATTGGGCAAATGATTGATGCAGACTTCCTAAATACTGTCTACCTAACCCAGGCTGTGGCAGAAATACTACACACCTATGTTCCAGAATATGTCCAGGTAGAACCTTTACGCATTGATATCGTAAAGGACCAACATCCCGTTGGTCCATTTTCCGCAACATATAGCGTTCGGTCCAATATTGATTTCGATACGATCAATAACATATTCACCAAACGGGAACAAGCCGGTCTCAGTTACTCTTCAATCATATTGGCATTGGCCGAGGCCCGGGGCGACAATTACATCGCAGGACAGTTTATGAGTGAGTTTGCTACCAGCGATCTGCACTCATCGCTGATGAATCTGCAAATCGCCGATGTCATACAGCGAACACGCAAAAGCGAAGGAGAGATCATAGAATTTAACAAGCATGTCTTGGCAGATTGTCCCAGTATCGGGACAGCATTCGTCGCAGGACAGATAACTGGTGAACAGCTACTTAAATTACTCGAAGAAGGCGATAAATTCAGGAAGTGGCTAGGAACAATCGACCGGGATGCCGATCTGGTCAATCAATATATAAACGAAGTTTTGGCTCCGACGCTGGCGGACAAAAAAGGTGTCAAAGCAGCACGCTTTACTGTTACGGAACTATCCAGTTTAATACCTGTTGTTGGTACAGTAGTATCAGCCGCAGATACTTTTTTTGTAGACAAGCTACTGACCGGTTGGAAACCGAATCATTTTATCGACGGCAAACTGAAACCCATGCTGAGCACCAAATCATAATGAAAAAAATGGAAAAAATCAAGGCAATAAAAGCTATAATGATAAAGGCGGTAACGGCCACAATGCAACCAGCTTCCCCTTGTTTTTGGTGGATTATAGGTGGCATATTCTCCATACCACCAATTATCTGTTATTTCTGTATTTACCATGATGGTTTGTCTTCCGATTATAATGCGTGGATCGCGTTCGGTACGCTTTGGGGTGCAGTGTTCGGATCTCTGGCTTTTATTATCGCTATTCGGACGGTATATGAAGGGCGTAAGAATGCCGAGCGGGAACAGATTTTTAATCTGCTCGGCCTGCATCAGCAGAAAGTCGAGGCGGTCATATATCAGGAGAACGGAAATACAATATCCGGATATGACGCATTCAGAGCCTATACCCGACAGGCGGATAAATATCTTGCATTACATTTGATTATACGCGGGTTGAAAACCAATAACAACGGCACATCCCGTTTTCCAAAACTGACAGACTGCCAATCTAAATTGTTCGCTGAAACAAAAAAAACTGTTTCGGAAATTAAGATAAATATGTACCGAGATATCAAATGCGTAGACACTAACAAGCAAGAATGGTCCGCCATAGCCCTGACCATTGCATATAGCGATAAACTATCAGCGAAAGACAGAGTCCAAGCTGTTGCCGAAGTGTACGGGCAACTTTATGAAGAGAATGGACATTTTCTCGGACAATATTTCCGGAATATGTATTATGTCCTTAATACTATCGACCAATCTTCTCTCAACGATACGGACAAAGCATACTATGCACATTTATATCGTGCTCAATTATCCCGCTATGAGTTGGCATTTGGTGTATTCAATGCGGTATGGGAAAAATCGAGTTTCGATATGGTGCGATTACTTCTGAAATACGATATCCTCGACGATGTATATCGAGAGGATATCGTGTTGTTCGAAAAAGGGGAAGGGAAAGACGATTCTGCATACCATCGGGTAAAAGTGTTATTGAAGGAATACCAAACGATGGAGAAAGAAAGGCAAGAACAAACATCATCCGAATTTACCGTCTGAGTCCCAGCGTCCTTGCCGAATCGTAAAAGGTTTCGTTGTCATAGTCCGTGGCTATGCGAAAAGTATCTCCCTTGCGAAAGAACCGGCTCTTTGCCACATGCAGACGCATGACGTTGGCCTCGCGCTCGGCCGCGGACTGATTTAGCGATATAAGGTGGGTGCATGGCCGTGCGAGCCCCTTCGCCTCCGAGCAGTTGTACTCCGTGAGGACGTTGTTCTCGTCGTTTAGCCAGTCGCGGTTTTCGATCGTCGCCTGATACGTGACGACCATCCATACATTCTCGTCGGCAGCAAGGTCCTTCAGGTCGTTCGCCACGGCGATGCGCTTCGAGCGTTCGTGCTCGGCTCCCCACTGGCGGCGGGAGGCGTCGTTCAAGAGGTCCATCGAGTCGATGATGACGATGTCGGGCGTTCGGGCGTTGATTTTGCGGTATTCGGCGATGCCGTTTCGGATATCGATAGTAGATATGCGTGCCGCGAAGCGTGGGAACGACCGTACGGTTATACTCCCGGCATAGCGCTCGATCTCCTTTTCGAAGCGGCGCATCTCCACCTCGGCGATATGCCCCCGCTCGAAATAGAAGGCGTTGCGGGCTATGAGTCCCCCGCTGTATGCATTGAGTGCCTCTTCTTCGGAACCTTCGAGCTGGAAATGCAGCACGTGCAGTCCGTCGTCGATGTCGGCCCGCAAGCCTATATGTTTTGCCATGTGGCTCTTTCCCACGCCCGTCGACGCGAGGATGCACGATAGCTGTCCGCGGAGGCTGCGTCCGGCATTCAGTTCGTCCAGATCGGGAATATAAAAGCGTGTGACGGGCTTCACGCCCGATGCCTGCAGCTCCTCCTCACGGCGGCGGTTGCGATGAAAACGCATGGCGAAGGTCTTCACCACGTCCACGAATGCCGAATCCTTGAGTGTGAATCCCGCGAGCCACTCGGCGTATTCCTTGAGTTTCGCTTCGGCCTCGGCCTGCCGGCTCTGGTTGTAGAGTTTCCCCACCTCGGAGTATACGGCCTGCAGACGCACACCCTTGATGTACGTTTCGAGCATGTCGACAACCGCTTCGGGGTTGTTTTCTCCGTCGTACTCACGGAAAGTGTTCACCAGTTCCAGTGCATCGTAATCCGAGGCGAATGTCTGCGCAAGCATGGCATATGAGGGCGGCGATTTGTAGGTCCGGTAATGGTTCACGAAAAACTCGTGAATATGTTGGAATGTACGGTCGGGAAGGTACTCGCGCCGCATGTGCGCTACGAGTACGGCGCATACGGCCTCGTGGCGTATGGCCGTCGAGTAGAGTTCGTAGAGATACTCGGCCGAGAGTGCGTTGCGCGATGCCGTCATCTGCCGCCTCCTTTCCCGTATTGCTCTTCGCGTATTCGCAGCAGTTCCGGATAGCGTCGCTGCTCCAGCGTGCGGCACTGAACGGCCATGGCGCATGCACGGCATACGGGCGAGAAGGGCGTCCACAGGAGCGTCGACCGCGTGCATATGTAAAGCCCCGCCTCCGAGCCCGCCTGCCGGCGCTTGGTGCGGTCCTCGTATTCGGGATATATGAACTTCGCGAGCGGGTGCTGCGTGCGGTCGCGGAGCATCTCCACGAGTTGCGCACGCACGATTCCGTGCTGCGCGAGCCAGCGATCCTCCCAATAGCGGTGCCTCTGTTCGTTGCGGCGGAATCGTTCCAGCGCCTTGGCCCCGAAGGAGTGGGCGACGCGCCACCGCTGCCGGAGCGTCCCTTTCTTGTAAAAGGTCATGGCATACACCTGACATACGCAGAAGTCTACGATCCGTTGACGGCTCACGCCCGCGAACTCTCGCTCCAGCGCCTCCATGCAGGCCGCCACCGTATGCTGGGCCGCGGCACCTGCGGGGAATCGGAATGCGGGGTCTATGCAACGACTTGCGAGCAGCTGCACGAGTTGCAGGGCCCACTTACTCATTGCGGCTGTTTCCATCGCGGTCGATCATTTGGCGCATCTTCAGTTTGGCGAGGAACAGACGGCTCTTGACCGTCTCGATATTCGGTGTACGGAGCGTGCCGTTGCGGTGTGTTATTTCCATGATCTCTTCGAGCTTGTATCCGGCCTGCTGCAGGAGCAGCGCCTCCCGGTATATGGGATTCAGTCGGTCGAGAGCCCGCAGGATGTCGTCGCTATAGAGCTCCCGGTAGTTATCGAGTCCCATGCAGTTGCCGCTCATACGGTCGGTATCTTCGGCGTGGTGGCTGATGATGTGTTCGGGATCGAGGTCGTCCGAGGTCTTGAATGCCGCCCTGCGTCGGTCCAGATCGTATATCAGGCGTTTGCAGCAAATGAATATCCAGTTGGCAAGGTTCTTCCCCGGGTCGTAGGTGTGTACGTAGCGATAGAGATTCGCCAGACACTCGTTGTAGTTCTCCTCGACATCCTGCCAGCGCGATGTGAAGCGCATGCAGATCTTATATACGAGATTGCGGTTGGGGAATATGAGGCGCTCGAAGAGTTCCGTGCGCTGACGTACGGACTGTTCGGTATCTATGTGGGAAATCAGGGACTGTTGTGCTTTCACGTGGCCGACTTATTGTGTCATTACTCATCTTCATGGGATCTGTCGGCTTATGGTTAGCATCAAATGGGAACTGGACGGAGTGGCGAGACAGCCGCCCCGCAGGCGGGATAAGGAGTGCACGGACCTGTTATGGCAGACGGTACTTGCGTACGAGGTCGTGGGAGAGCAAAAAAGCATCGGCCCCGTCATACGAGGCAGGGGCAAAGCGGCAGTCATTGCGGCATGCGGCGATCAGGCGGCTCTTGTCGGTCCGTCCGTCTCCCGCTGTCCATTTCTTGAGTTGTGGCGGCGTTCACGCACTCCACGGGCAACGGGTTCCGCTCTTCGCGCAGGAAGAGCGGGATGCCCCGCAGCTCGGAGACTTGCTTTAGGTCGCGGTTGTGGGCGTTGAAGTTCACATCCTCGCCACGATGCACCGTATGCCGTTTCGGAGAGGGGCCTTCCGGAGCGTGCGGTAGAACGCGAGGTGCGTTCGGCGGCTGCGTGTGAGTCTACTGCCGTTCGATCCGCGAAGCTCCATTCTCCTTCGTGACGGTTATGCGGTGAGGATAGTTCTCCTGCACGAGTCCGTGGGATACGACCAGCGCCGTCACGGACTGCTTGTTGAGCGCCGCGAAGACGCTTGCAAGTCCATCCGCGTCCACGGCGTCAAGGATTTCATCCATGCAGAGCAGGTCGAGTCCTCCGCCGTAGGGGCAATTGCCGTTCACCAGCCGTTGCATGGCGAGGATCGAGGCGGTGTTCACGCGTGCCCGCTCCCCCTCGGAAAGTTTCAGGATGCTGCCGGCATCCATTCCGTCGCGTATCACCGTGACGGAGATCTTCTCGCGCACGACACCGCTCTTGAGGGTCGTGTACCCTGCGAGATTCACGCGCAGGTCGGAGCCGAGGTCTTCGAGTACGCGGTTTATCATACCTGCGAGAGCCTCTATCTTCGTGTTGGCCAGATAGGTCCGAAAGAGCACGAAACGTTGCTGCTGCGTTTCCAGCGCCGTACGCCGTTCCACGGCCTGCGAGTGCCGCGCCATCAGTTCCGAGTTTCGGCGCCGGTACTCTTTCAGCGATTTGCGGAGCGATGCCGCAAGTTCCGATGCCGTGGCATGTTCGAGCTCGGCGGCCGTCTGCCGCAAGGTCTCTATGGAGCTTTCGGCTGCCGCCATACGCTCGCGGCATTCATCGATCGACCGTTCCGCGGCCTTGCGAAGGTCGACGAGGCGGTCGCATGCTTCGTCGAAGAGTGCACGACGCATATCTTCTACCTCGCGGGTACGTGCGGCGACATGGTCGCGGATGCGCTGCATATTGAACTTCGCGCCCTCCATCTCGTATTCCGCTGCGTCTACGGCACGCGTGGCCTTGGCCATACGCTCCTCCCAGCCGCGGCGCAGGGCCTCCAGCTCGCGGGTGCGGGTCTGCACGGCGGTTATCATCTGCGCGACCTTCTCGGCTTCGAGTTCGTTGTCCTGAAGTTCCTGCTTCACCTGTGTGAGCTCCGCTTCGCGACCTTCGAGCTGCCCTTGCGCCGCCGCCACGTCGAATGCACCGTCTGCTACAAGAAAACGATGTGCGCAGGCAGGGCACTCCACCACGCCTGCCAGACGCGCGTGGAGCGTCTCTACAGCCGCCGTCACGGTACGCTTGCGCCGCTGCAGTTCCACGACTTCGGCATTCATCCGTGTAAGGCGTTCTTCGAGGCTGCGCATTTGGTCGCACAGTGCGACGCCTTTCTCCGCAGCCTCCTCCTTGAAGCAGTCGAACTCTTTGCGCCGCAGGATAAGTTCTACCTCTGCCGTGGCCAGCTTATGGCCTATTCCTGCTATGATCTGCGTCCACTTGTCCATCTCCGCCCGGGAGGTCTCTATCTCCTTGTGTTTGTCCGCCGCCACATGCCCCCAATCCGTCAGCGGAGCATCTGTCAGGGGTGCGAGCAATTCCCGTACGCGGGTCATACACGCCGCAAGCGGCTCTGCGGAGTCCTCCACCTTCTGCACTCGACCCTCGGCTTCGGCGATGCGGCACAAGAACCGCTCCTGACGGGCGATCTCCTCGCCGCACTCGCGCACAGCACTCCGCTTGGCGGCTATCGTTTCATGTATCGAGGCGATCTTCTGTTTCCGAGAAAGTTCCTTTTCGCTGCGGGACTCCTCTTCGTGAGCGATCTGCTCGGATAGCATTGCGATACGCCCGTCGATGGAGGCTATCTCCAGCTCCGCAGCCCGCAGTTCCTCCTGCAGCGGCACAAGGTCTTCTCCGACCGAGGCGATGGCACGGTCCACGCTGTCGCCGCCGCTGAAGCGGTTGATGATCTCCTTTTTCTCCCGGTCCGATGCCGAGAGGAAGTCCGCATAACGGTGACGCGAGAGAATGAATGCGAAGAAGAGCTCCTCGCGTGTGATGCCGAGCCGTTCGAGGATGTAGCGATTGGCGGCGTCGACGCTGGGCTGCGCTACCTCTCCGGTTTTCCCGTCCTGCGTGAGCAGGCATCGCACCGAAGCCGTACCACGGCGGGGTACGGTACGCTCGATGCGCATCTCCTCGCCCGTGGCCCGGTTGCCGAGCGTAAGGGTCACACGGCACTCTTCGGCCGCATCGTTTACGACCTCCTCGGCGCGGACCTTGCGCAAGGGGCTACCCGTCAGTCCGAGCGTGATGGCTTCGATGAGCGTCGACTTGCCTGCTCCGTTGCTGCGCTGCGACTCGTTGTCGGCATTGTGCCCGAATATGAGCGTCGTCGTACCTTCGGCCGGCGCATAGTCCAGCGTGCGGAAGGAGCATATATCGGTTGCGGAGATATGTTTCAGATACCACATGATGTACGGTCTATTTTGTTAAGGTAAGCGATTCCGAGCTCCACGTCGTCGATGCCTCTCCCTGCGCAGAAGTCCTCGTAAGCGCGGCGCAGGCGTGCGCCGTCGAATTTGTCGAGCACATCTTCCTCGGGCGCGGCCGGTATCGGGGCGGTGTCGCTGAGGACTTCGACCTTGTTGGCTCCGGCATCGAGCAGCCGCTGGCGGTCCACGGTGTCGGTCTGCGAAGCCCGCACACGAACCTTGAGGCGGCAGCGGACGTCGGCGCGCAGCTCGTCGATGCGGTCGAAAAGGTGTATGCCGACCTTATCGGCCGACGTATCGAGGACCTTATAGCGGATGTTGGCCTCGTTCTGCACGAACTCCGACGAACCGTCCGTGCAGAGGATGGTATAGCCTTTGGCTTCATCCTCGCCGAAGTTGAACTGGCGGCTCGATCCGACGTATTCGATACGGGTGCCGGGCACGACGGCGCGATTGTGGTAATGCCCCGCGAAGACACGGTCGAAGGGTTCGAAAATGCGGGGCGGCAGCTCGCACGGCGCTGCCGTGGCGAGGGCTCCGTTCACGCCCTCGTGGATATAGAGGTAGTTGAGTTTGCCCTCCACAAGACCGCTCGTCGCAAGGGCCGCCAGACGCGACGTAAAGCTTCCGCCTTCGGGGAAATAGCCCATCATGTGTAGTGAGAACGCCCACGCAGGGTCATCGAGCGTCAGGATGTCGTCTACGACCGTGACCGAAGGGTGGCAGTCGAAGACGTGGCAGTAGCCGCGCAGGTCTTCCTGATTCACCTTGTCGTGATTGCCTTCGGCAATCGTAAGACGGATGCCGGCCCCGGCTGCACGCAGCAGGGCGTCGTGTACCGCGAGCAGGACGTCGAGCGTCTGCGCGCTGCGGCTTTGGAAAAGGTCGCCGCCAAGGGCTATATCGCGGATGCTGCGCTCGCGACAGAGTGCCAGCGCTTCGTCCCAGTTACGGTCGAATTCGGCAATATCGTTTTTGGAGACGTGCATGTCGTTCATCAGAAGCATGCACGGTCGTTTATCTCTTGTCATGAGTCAAATCGTTGAAAAAGGGGTGCGCACGGTGCGCCCCCGTAAGATGAAAAGAATCGACGTCAGGAATGTTTATCGCCTGCGAGGTGCAGAAACCTCCTCCTGCATCCCGGCGGCTGCCGGTGCGGCTTCAGGGTCATCTTGTGCCGCGGCCGTGTCTGCGACGGCATCCTCGATCATGTCGAGCAGCTCATCGTTAGTCGCCGAGCGTGTGACGCGCACCGGAAGTTTCTCCTGCTCGATGAAACTGCGGAGCATGGCCCTCAGTTCTTGCCCCTCTTCGGTTTTGTCGCCCAAACCCTTGGCCCGGAGCTCCTCGAAGCGGTTGCACAGGCCCTCGAGCGTAAGGGCTCCGGCAGCTGCATTCTCGCGTGCCTCTTTCGTACGGCGATCGAAGCTGAACGATGAAGTATCCTCTTTAGGTATCTCGGCGCGGAAGGTTTCCACGGCCTCTGTCATCTCTGAGCTCTGCATCACGCGTAGACCGTAGCGGGTGTCGCACTGGGTGAGGAAGACGAGCGTCGCCTCGAAATGGTAGCGCGTATAGCGATAGATGATCTCCGGAATGCGGGGACTGTTCAGGAGTATCGTGAGCTCTTCCTTCGAAAGGCCCTCATTGTCGGACTCGTTGTCTATGGAGAAGCAATATTCGGTCTTGCCTCCATTGCGACGCTTCTCGACTTCCACGGGATAGGCGCTATACACGGATGAGATGGGACACGGATGCTGGGGATTCTTCTGGAGTTTCTTTTCCCAGAGTTTGAAGCGTCGTTCGTCGAGTTCCTTGAACTGTGCGTGCGAGAGCGTGAGCAATTGCAGTCCTTTGGCGCGTTCCTTCAGATCGATGACGTACATGGCATGTCCGTATCCGAATTTGAGACCCCCTCCATAGCTGCCGCCCGCTATCTTTTCGGCGAGCTTCTCATCACCTGCTGTGCGGGCGGCCTCGGAGGCCAGACGACGGTAGGTGTCGATGAGATCGAGCGTATAGCCGGCCTCCGTGGCACGGGGTACGGTGACATACATGCTCTGCGTCTTCTCCCCGCCTGCGGGGCGCTGGAGTTCCATCAGCAACTGCCGGACGGGATACTCGTACCCGCGGCGCTCTACAGTATCCGTCCGGCTCGGGGCGATGGGCAGTACGCGCAGGCGATAGGTTCCCAGCCTGTCGAAACGGAAGAACTCGGTTTTGGCGAACGATTTGTTCTCTTCAATGGCGCGGGCCTGCGCCTCGGAAAACGACTCCTCCTGAGAGAGGAAGAGTTCCTCCACAGAGGCACCCTCGGTACCCCGTACGTCGTAATTGTCTTGCATCATGGTTGCGATGTGTGATAGTTAATACTGCCGAGGATCGGGGCTCTGATCCGGCTTCGGTACTGCCGGGAACCGTCTGGTTTACTCGATATGCCGTGAAAAAAACCGGTGCTCGATGCTCGCAGCTCCGGCTTAACTATCACGCTCCCCGAAGAGGCGGGGAACCATCAAATTGAACGCGTTTTCTTTCAAGGAAGCGCACTGCAAAATTATAGGTCTTGTTTTGAAAATGCAAATATCGGATATTTAGTTTTTTATGAATTATTTCAAATTCTTGACGTAGGCGCGGATAACGTCGCTTTCCCAATGCGGGATTTCGACAGTGGTGCTTGCGTGTGTTATTTCTTCCATGCTCTGCATGCGTACGATTTGCGCCCAATGATCCACGATGTAGCGATCCAGCAATGTACGCCGCAGGCGGGCATAGTAACGCTCGCGCTCGGGCGTGAGGAGCTTGCCGCGGCGGCAGTAGCAACCCTCTCGCTCGTAGCGTTTCATGTAACGGCGGAATTTGGGCTTGCGCAGCGCAGGGTCGTCCGAGGCTGTACAGACGAGAGCCACGGTCTGCGGATGCGGGAATCTTCGCTGTGAATGCGGGCAGAGCAGCATCAGAATGTTGTAGACCGCAGGCGCCTCGTTGTAGAGCATGAACCCTATGGGCGTCTGGTTGAAAGGGAAGCGCTTAAAGCTTCCCCGCGGGCGTCCCCCGCGATTTTTTGTTCCGGGCTGCGGAGGACGTAGGGATACCTTCCGGCAGCGACTCTTCGTTCTTCGTGTCATGACATTCGGTTTTGTCGGGTGAAGCGGCAGGCACTGCGAAACCTGCGCCCCGTGCGATGTTGCGGCGGCTCTCCACGTCGCGCGTGATGTTCACTCTCTTTTTCATTGTAATAAGATTTTAGGTCATATAAGAGAAACTGAGCTCTGTAGTTACGTTGTAAGCCCCGCTCTCGTGCATGAGGATCGTACGCGAACCGGCCTTGATGACGAACGAGCAGCCACGGTTGTAGACGTGGTCGTCGTTGAAATTGGCCATCGTCTGCCGGCAGCCGAAGCGAGGCGGGGAGATGACGTTGGGGATCGTGGCGATGGAGCCCCAGTTGTTCGACGAACGCAGGGCCGTGTTGATGATGCCCTGCACGCAGACGATGTTGCCGATCTGCCGGGCCCAAAGCGTTCCGGCATTCTCGCCGCCGCATTCGAGCCACCCCGTGTCCGTAATCTTCTTCTCGTACTCCGGAGCATAGGCAGCACCGATATTCTGGCACGCCAAGCGCCGGGCATTGTCGTCCTTGAACGTAAGATCCGCGAGGTTCTGGTCACGGCGTACATAGGCGATAAGATCATCCACGCCGGCAGCGGCAAGTACCCCGCGCAGCGCCTTACGGGCCTCGACCGTCGCCTTGCCCTGACGGACGAGGTACGAGACGTAATCCTGCAGCGACTGCCCGAGTGCCGCGAAACGGCCGTCCGACTCGTTGCGGGTATAGAGTTCCAGATTGGCAGCCACCGTAGCCTTGTCCTGCGTGTTGTAGCCCGCCATGAGCCGCGGGGCGTACTTCGAGAGTTCGCGCACCACGGACGAGGTCGTCACGTAGCCCTCGCTCTGGTTCTGCTGGCCGCCGCTTTCGTCCCTGCCGGCGAAGGTTCCCGTGCGTATCGCCTCGAGTTTGGCCTTATGTTCTGTGGTGAAGACTGCACCCTGATAGGCGGCGTCGTTGTCCAGCTTCCCAGCCAGCAGCGCATCCACCTCCTCGATCGAATAAACGTTGATGTTGTGACGTGCCTTATCCTTATCCTCCACATCCGCGAGATTCGAGGCTTTGGAAAGTTTCATATCCCCTGTGCCCCGGCGTTCGGCGTCGAGGTTCTCGCGAGCCCGCTGCTGACGCTCCTGCTTCAGGGCAATGATCTCCTCGGGGCTCTTGCCTTCGACTTCTGCAGCCGTAAGGGATGCGAACTCCGCGAGGAAGTTTTTTGTCTGCAGGAAACGGCCGTCGCATTCCGAAGAGGAATAGACCTCCAGCACGTTGCGGGCCGCGGCCTTGTCCGCGAGATCCGCAAGGTTGTCCGCACAATTGAGTTTGCCGCCCAACGCACGGGATACGTCCTCCGTGGTTGCGAAGCCCGCGCTGCCCTCCATGAGGCTGCCTGCGACAATGGCGTCCAACTTGCGGCGGTACTCCGTGGTGAAGTCTTCCGTGCTGAGCCCCTTGCCCTCGACCGCATTCACCTTTGCGGCCAGTGCCTGCGTGAAGGAAGCCTGCGAGACGTATAGCTCCGCAATGGGCCTTCCTGCGATGCGCAGTTCCGAGGCGACGTCTACCCAACTGCGAGCGCTGAGCGTGAGACCGCCCAAATCGTTGTGCAGGCTCAAGTGTACCGATTCCCCGTTTCCGTAACCCAGCCATGCAATGCGCACACCCTCCTTGTCCTGCCACTGAAGGAGGTTCTGCAGCGCTGCCTCCTTCTTGTCGTAGAGCGTGTTGCGCAGGGTTATGCCCCCGGCGGCGCTACGCACCTCAAAGCCTCCCGCGACCGCGACTGTTCCTGTCCGTCCTTCCGCCAGCAGCAGGGGCACGGAGTTGCGGCCATCGTATACCGCGAAATTGCGGTAGCGGTCTTCGGCGCCGCGATATCCGCGACGGTTCACGCTCACCGTACCCTCGTCCGTATTGTCGGCTGTGTTGAACAGGTCGCCGCCTTCGATATGGAGCGCTCCAAGGCGGCCGCTGACGGCCGTAAGGTGCGGGATGTGCACGCCCTCGCCGCTCACGCGCACGAGAGGTGTCTCATCCTGCCCATAGAGTGTGAAGGACCCGTCGGTGGCGATCTCCACGCGACTGACGGGCTGCTCCTGATGGCAGAGTGACACTTCCGCAGCTCCCGGATCCCGCACCAGCCCCTGCAGGCTGTAGCTTCCGTCGGGAGAGACGACAGAGAAGCCCGTCTTGCATTCGAACTGCTTCTCCACACTCACGGAGCCTGCCAACGTGAGGTCTTTATGAACTGTCTGTCGTGCGAAAGGGCTTTCCAGCAATACGGCATAACGGCCGATGAACTTGTCTATGAAACGCGGTGCATAATCCTCGTGCAGCTCGATATAGCCCGGCAGGGCGCCCGTCACCTCGTCCTCGGTCTGTGGAACCGATGTCGCCCCCGAGCATAGATAGCAGCAGCGGCCGTGCTTGTTCACGTCCCCGGCATAGGCGATCGTCTCGTAGTGGTTCTTCTCGTAGATGTAGTACGGCAACGACACCTCCGCGGCACCTTCGAAGGGGCGCACACGACCGCCGATCCACACGTAGCCGGGCGTGATACGCCCGTCGGCGACCTCGCAACCCGAGATGATGAAGTTTGAGCACCCTTCGAAGATCGAGGTCATGCTCCGGGCGAGTTCCTGCAGGTTCAGCAAGTCGTCGTTGTAGGTGTAACGTCCGCCCGTCTTGGCAATGTATTCTTTCACTATGGTGTGGTTTGAGTCTCCGTTTTTCCGTCCTCGATACGGACGAGGTAGGTCTTGCCGGCGAGGCGGTAACGCTCGACGGTGTGCGTGAGCATGTGTACGAACTCGCTGGCGGGAAGCGTAACGGCAGGCACGCAGACCGTGAAGCTCGCGCGTAGCACGGCCCGCTCCTCGGCCTCGAGATACATGCGCCGGGGTGCTTCCTCCTCCGTGTCCGCAACCTGCTCGCCCGCGAACCACACGGTGAAGGGACGTCCGTAGCGGGCATCCTCGAAGTAGAGGTCCACACCCACGGCAGCCCCTTCCGAGATGGTTATCCGCTGCGCAGCGTCTGCGAAGTAGCTCCCGAAGCGGTGATTGAGGAACCACTCGAAATAGAAGACCTGCGAGGTCATGGCCGCCTCGATGCGTCGCTCGTGTGCCCACACGCAGAAGCGGTCGTTCAAGGTTTGCAGCGGCCATACGAGGCTCTGCACCCAAAGTATGAAACGCCGCCCCGGCAGGTAGTGCGGGACCAGACGGTTCACGAGTCTGTCGATGGGGAGTCTGTAGCGCATCCGTTGTCTATTACAAGTTTTAGGGCCTGCCGGAAGGTGGGAAGCTCTGCCTCGGCATCCTTGCCTGAAGATTCCCGCACGTAGCCCGACGAGGTAAGGGTCATGCGTTCTATGTGCTGAGGGGGCTGCAGATGTCCGTCGCCGTCGTACGAAGCGAGAAAGAGTCCCTGTGCGGGTGTGGCTCGGGCGTCGGCCCAGACATCCGTGACATGTTCTACTCGTCGCAACGCCTCCCATACGCGGTTGACGTAGATAGCAGCGTCGAAGTCTATGTTCATGACATACTCGGCCAGCGCAGCCTCGAGAGCGTCGTAGAGCTCCGCCTCGGGTACCGCGCCGTCCCAGTAGACTGTAACGCGGGGAATGAGTACGTCGCCCGGACGGCTGATGACCTCGATGCGTGTGCCGGCGAACTTGATGCGGTTCACATAGGCCGTGATTTGCATCAACTCCTCGGCCTCGATCTCACGCAGCATTCCGCGCTCCCCAGTGGCGACCTTCAGAATCAGCTTGCTGTCCACGTTCCGGTCGTCCGTACTCTCGGTATAGGATACCTGTGTGACGATACGCTTCGTGGGGTCCTCGCTGGCATAGCCGAACCCCAGTCCGTCCTCGCGCACCCGGAGCGTGTCGCCCTTCTGATACCTGAGCAGCGCCTCGGCGTAGTAGCGAGGCGTGCCGTTGATACGGCTGTCGAGTGTCTCGGAGACATCCACGGCAAAGACATCGAGGATCGACTCGAAGGTGTAGATCAGCGCCGCGACCATCCATGCCACGCCGTTCATGACCGACATCTTCGAATCGTTCGAAAATTCTGCAAGTTCCAGACGTTTGTTGCGCTCGGCAACGGCTTCCTCGTATATCTGTCGTATGGTTCTGCTCATCGTTTTCTGTGGCTTAATCGTTCGCTCCGCCGGAATGCGGAGGAGGTGTAGGTCCGGGTTCTGGCTCTGGCTCTGGCTCTGGTTCCGGTTCCTCGGGTTCTGGTTCCGGTACCGCTTCGTAAACATACTCTTCGCCGCAGATTGTAAAGCGCCATGGGGCGCCCTCGTTCCACGCCTCCTCGTGCGTCAGCAGCCATACGGCCTCCATGCCGCACGAGAGGATGTAGTTCAGCTCTTCGTCACGCGCCGGTTCACGGTACTCGCCCGAAGGACGCACGGAGAGCGTCACGTGGCATGCGCGGCGGCCGTAATGTCTGCGCACGAGATCCGTGAGCCACCCATCGAGCACCTGTCGCTGCACCTCTGCGCTCGACAGGTCGAGGCGCATAAGGTTGCGACACTCGATCAGCGGCCGCAGATCGTCGCATACGGCATCCCGCAGGTCGAGGGCATAGAGACCTTCCATAAGCGGCAGGAAGCTCAGCGGCGCCCGCCACCAGCGCAGGGCGAGTTCCTCGACATGCAGAGGCCGCAGCAGCAGGAGTTCCTGTGCCTCGAGATCCGAGAGGTCGGCCTCGCGAAGTTCGATGTCTCCATAAAGACGTACGATGCGCGTCGTGGCCACGCTGTTATCGAAGGTGTGGCGCAGGATCGCAGGCTGTACCTCCAGCCCCACAGTCTGCAGGGGCGCATTGTCGCCCCAGTCGATCTCCGCCATTCCGCGGCCCGAGAGGGAGAAAAACACACCGGATGTTGCGGCAGGGAGGCACAGCTCCAAACGCCGTGGCTGCGATGTCTGCCGAAAATAAACGCGTCGCTCTCCGCTGGCGGGCGTGATGCCCTCGCGCCGCAGGTAGGCCGCCGTCTCGGCATCTATGAGGTAGTCGTCCGAGTAGTCCAGCCGGTCGCCCGCGTGCAGCTCCGAAGCCATCGACAGCCGGGGGTTCGAGACCAGCAGGTCCGTGATGCCCTCGATCGAGCCGTAGATGTCGAGCGATACGTCATAGAGGTTCTGCCCTGTGATTACCGTATACCGTCCCATCGAGTGTATCTGTTATTCCTTCTCCGTGACGTCGAGCAGTAGCTCGCCCGTTTCGGAATCCATGTATGCGTTGTTGATGATCATTCTGTCGTTCTCGAACTCCCGCTGCAGCCGTGCCGCGAGGCCCGTCGTCTCGAAGTTGCCGTGCAGGAAGTCGATGAGTCCCACGCCCGTAGTCGGGTGTTGGTAGAGGCTTCCCGGAGAGGCTTTCAGCAGGAAGACCTCGTTCTGGCGCAGGGCCGCACCGATGCGCACGTCCGTATCCGTACCACTATAGAGCTCCAGTGTGCCGCCTCGCCGCACGAGGCGGAAGAGGCTGTCCGCATTCACCTCGGCATATTCCGAGAGGCGTATGACAACGCCACCGGTACGCTGCACATCGAACCACGGCGTATTGTTCGCAGGATTTACCATATAGTGCTCCCCGCCTCCCGGCGTCGCAATGTGGAAGCGAACGCGCAGAGGCAGGTAAACGGCCGTATAGGGAATCCGCACATGGACACTGCTGCCCTCGTCGTAGCGCCTCTCCGCCTCCTGTGCGAGGGAAATCTCTCCGTAGGCATAGTGTTCGTTATCCATACCCGCGACCTCTTCCAGCAAAACGAAGTCGTAGATGACTCTGCCCGCTGGATTGTCCGCGGTAACCAGCTCTCCATAGGTGGAGTCGACCAGTATGTCCTCCCGTGCCATGCTTCATATCGTGATGTCGTTCGGTTGAAGAATAGTGACCGAGCAGGACAAGTGTTTGGAGTGGAGCGGGACCCGAGCGGACAGAAGTCGCATTTTGTTTTGTCCCCGAGATGCGCTATATTTGTCATTCATGGGAATAAATATATCCATTGGAGGACACGCCGTTGTAACTTTGATATTCGACGTATGAAAAAATTTAAGATCACACAGCAAGACTACCTTAAAGCCCACCGAAAGGCTGACCGCGAGGCGGAGATCGAGCGACACGGCAAATCTGCGCATCTGCGGCGGACAGTGCATCGCTCGAAAAAAACATACGATCGCAAACGCGAGAAGGCAGGAATCCGCAAGATCCTGCCTTTTTCGTTACTCCGCCCGACGATTGTTTACTCCGCCTGACAGTTATCGAAGATGCGCTCTACTGTGGCCCACATGTCATCCGGCAGGGTCTTCTCCGAAAGTTTCTCGCACGCTTCCCGCAGGTAGTCGAGTTCTTCGCGTGAGAAGTCCGCCACAAGGGGCGTCTCCTTGTCCGTGTCCCACTCTATGCGGTCCGTTTCCTCCACACGATGCAGGCCCACCGCCTCGCGTTCGGCATCCGTAAGGGCTATTTTCTGCAGAATGCCCTTCTTGAGGTTGAACTCCCTGTAATTACCCTTGTCGGGCAGTAGCGCCGGCAGGTAAAGCCGGTCTTTGATCGTCATTTCCATACGTTGTATCTTGTTATCTGGATTGTCGTGCGGGCGCCGGCACATCCGAGGTTGCGGCCGGTACGGCCGCGGTGCACTCCTCGACGATCTGCCGGATAAACTCTATGGATTTACCGACGTAGTACGGAATCTCTTCCGAAAAGGGAAGGTTGCAGGTGAAGTCGTTTCCGTCGAAATAGATGTTTCCGCGGTATTCTTCCGCGGCGGCATCGCTTGCCATAGAGTAAATGTTGAATTGTACGCGTTGCAGTGTGCCGTTGACGGTCGAATATTCGATAGCGAAAGTTGCCTTCTCGGTCTGCTGGCGGGCCGTGCGCGTGACAATGGTGCTGGTGATCTCCATATTGCTTTTTTGGCTGTTTACCGAAGGTTAGGGCGCACGGCTGGCAATGGTTTGAGCCGCGCTCATCTTTTATGTGAAATCGGCCGTAGAGATGATGACGAAGTTGAACGATCCGTCGTTGGCCGAGGCGTCATCCTGTGTCTGTACAATAAAAGAGGTCGAGTATTGGTTCTTCACGGTGGCATAGATCGGCGTGCTCTGCACGGGGCTTGTCTTGCCCGAGAGCATGACCATGTATTTGTTCACGGACAAAGTCCACGGTAATCCCACAGTAAAGAGTCCCGCTCCCGTACGGCGTACCGTAACCTTGCTGCCGTCATAGGTCTTCTGTCGGAGCGTGAGGCTGCTCGTGGAATTGAGCGTTACGGACCCCATGGCCAGGTATTGCATGTATTCGCCGTATTGGGACGTGGTGCCAAGATCGCGGCGGTTCAGCACGATCCATCCGTAGAAGGTCGAAGAGGTGCCGAAGCCTATCAGCTCTACGACTTGGCGCGACATGTTGAGTTTCGAGGCCAGACGTCCGTTCTCGTAAAAATATTTTCCCGCAGGTGCCGTGAAGGTACTCGTGCCGTAGACATACTCGCTGCCGTAGCGATAGTGTGTCAAGCAAAGACGGCGGCCCGACTGGCTCACATCCCATGGCAGTTCCGGCTGCCCGATATTCCAACCTCCCGAGTCCTGTCCCGCCATGATGCAGATGTTATCGTACTTGTCCGCATCGGGTTTGTTCGTCGAAGAGCTGCTGCCGCCCACATCGACCCAGATCGAATCGTCGACCTTCACGAAGGGGCTGCGCAAGGTGCCCTTGATAATGGCATCCTGTATCGTCGCGCCTTTCATCGTAAGCACGCCGGCCGCCGTCCACGAGATGTTGTTCTTGGCAAGGTATCCCGAACCATTGGCCGACAGACGCCAGTAAGAACCGTTATAAATATTACCCGTAGAGCTTAGATATACAGCTCCTGCATAGAGCGACGAGGAGGTAAGGGTCCAGCCACCGATCTTGCCGCCTACGGCTGTAATGCCTGTGCGGTCAAGCGTAACCTTGACCGTATTGCTGGCGTTACGAACCGAGATACTGCCGTTATAGGTACTGCCGCCCACGACGAGTGCGGAATCGACCTGAATCTGGTTGGCGCGGATGGTGCCTGTGTATATACCCGTGGAACCAATGTAGGTCAGCGGGTGTTCCTTGAGCGTAGTGTCGGATCCCTGTGCCAGCGCAATGAAGCGGTGGCGGCGAATCTCCTCCTCGACGGCAGCCGTAAGCGTGCGCGGTGCCGCAGCGTAAGCCATCGAGGTGCCGCTCTGGAAGATCAGGTCCGAGTTGTAGGCGATCTGCGGTGCCGGAGGAATCGGCGAAGGACTCATGGAAGAGCTCTCGATGGGCTGGTCCGAGTAGAGGTGGTATACGGCGCCCGTAGTGCCTCCGCCGCGCAGGAACACGGCAAACATGCAGTAATTGCCGCAATGTCCCGCACCGCCGAACATACGACAGTAACTCTCTTGAAGATCATAAATATCCCATCCGTATTCTACACCGCCCCAACCGCCGAAGTTCGTTTTGATCAGAAGGTTCAGCCCCCCTTTGTGCGTCGGGCTGTACCATGTGTCCGGTGCCAGTTCGTGGTAAGCACGCCGGATCATGATGTCGCGCTGCACGGTCTGGTCTCCGCCCTTGAAAATAACGGGATAATATTTCGTTTCTTCGCCGTTGATGATGACCTGTTTATAATAGCGGTAGCCATAGTTGGCGCTCTTGGCCGTTTCGATGTCGTTCTTCCACTGAAGCGACACAGACGAAGAGAAGGTTACAGCACCGGAGGCGTTCCATGAAATATTGCCCGAGGCAATCGACCCTGAACCATCATTGTTCAGTTTCCATTTCGAGCCGTTCGTAATGGACCCGTCAGCACCCAGCGAAACGTTGTTTTTCCAGATGCGTGAAGTCTCGATGTTCCACCCGGCAACCGTATTGGCAGCGCCGAACTGAGCGATACACGTTCCCGCCGCGTTCGTGGCAAAGAAGCCGAAGTCCTTGTCCGAATTGTAGTATATCTGCACGCGTTTGCCCGTCCCCACGCCGGAATTCGCCCCATAGACGACCAACCGTTTAGTGTTGCTGTCAAGTAAAATATTTCCTCCCGAGAGCGACGTGGCGCCTATTGTCCAGCCGCCGATCTTACCCCGCGAGAAGGTAAGCTCCAGACCGTTGATATAGGAGGCGTTGATGATGTCTGTCTTGATACTTCCCGCGTCGAGCTTATCCGCTTTGATGCTTCCGGCAGCCAGACGGTCCGCCGAAAGCGTTCCGGTCTTGATGCTCGCCGCGGAGATTGCCACGGCATTGACCTGCTGCGTTGTTAGCGTACCTGTATAGATACCGTTGGCGTCGAGCGTCGTGATGTAGCCCTCAGAGGCCGTGACATCGAAGACCGTAGCGTAGGCGATGTACCACACCACGGGTGCTGCAGAGGTGGGGGTACTGCCGCCTGTGAGGGCGAAATGGTTGACCGTGCTGAAAGAACCATCTTTGCCGCAGACGACCTTGCAGATGTACTCTTCCCACTTGTCCGTGCCGGCTTGGGAGGTCAGCCACCGGCTCGTACCTCCGTTGCCGTAGGCGTTGTGGTAGTTCTGCAAGGTGCGGCCTATGGGAATCTGCGCGATGATACGTACGATGAAAACCGCATTGGCGCGCGAGGCATTGCCGAAGAGGAAACCTCCGATGCGCAGATCGGAGGCAGAGTTCCACGCCGTAGCGGTGTACTTGAGAGCGTAGCCCGTAGAATTCGGGCAGCCCGCGACACGCTCGATGGTGCGATGCACAGTTTGCGGCAGGTAATTGCCCGTACCGTTGTAGTGGACACTGCCGTCAAGAAAAAACTCCGGCACGCGGTAGAGCATCTTGCCGAATGCCATGGCACGTGCCAGTTCCTTGGCTGCCTCAGCTTTCGACGTGGCATCAGCCGCTGCGACGCTCACGGCTTCGCTCTTCTTCGTATCGGCATATGTCTTGGCCGAAGCCAGCGCTGTATTGGCGGCACTGGTCCACTGGAGCGACACGGAAGTCCCGAATGTAACGTTGCCGTATGTGTCCCACGAGATATTGCCCGAAGCCAGCGCGCCGGAGCCGTCGTTGCCGAGCCTCCATTTCGAGCCGCTCGTGATCGAGCCGTCGGCACTCAGCGAAACATTATTCTTCCAGATACGCGAAGCTTCGATATTCCACCCAGCGATTTGATTCATGGAACCCAGCGCGGCGACACGCGTCCCGGAAGCATCCGACGCCCACAGGCCGAAGTCTCTGTCCGAGTTATAGTAGATCTGCACGCGGTGTCCTGCCGTGGAGCTCCCGCCCGCACCGTAGACCGCCACACGCCGGTTGCCGCTATCGAGCAGAATATGGCTGCTTGCGAGTGTCGAGGCCCCGACCGTCCAGCCGCCGATCCTGCCGCGCGTAAAGTTCAGTTCCAAACCGCTAATATAGGCGACATTGATGATGTCGGCACGGATACTGGCCGCATCGAGCTTCTCGGCCTTGATGCTGCCCGCGGCGAGGCGGTCCGCAGAGAGCGTGCCCGTGCGGATGCTGCCTGCGTCGAGCGCGGCGGCATTGACTTGTGCGGCCGTGAGCGTCCCTGTGTAGATACCTTCCGAAGTGATGTGCGTCAACCGGGGCGAAACCTCCTTTTCGAGAGTTTCGGTAATGGCCTCCAAAGGTGCTGTCCACTGCAAGCTCACCGCCTCGGAGAAGGTTACCTTTCCCGAATCGTCCCAAAGGATGTTGCCTCCGGCCAATGCTCCGGCGCCCGAAGACTCCAGACGCCACCGGTAGCCGCGCAGACCGTTCGAGGAGAGTGTCATGGCGCCCGGACCTGCCGTATAGCCGCCGGGGGTATTGTTCTTCGCCCCGCGGAAAATCGCTTCGCTGTCGATCGTCCAGCCGCCGATCGTTCCGCGCTCCACGTCGAGCGTCAGGGCCTCGATATTTTCGGCCGTCAGAAGCCGGGCTTTCAGTTCGTCGACATTCAGACGCTCCGCATCGATGACTCCGGCTGTGATCTGCCCGGCGTCGAGCACGATAGTCCGCACCGTATCGGCCGAGAGCGTGCCCGTGAAAAGACCGTCCTTGTCGATGTAGGTCGCACCGATCCACTGCATCGAAACCGTTTTGCCGAACGAGATTTTCCCCGTCGAGGCATCGTAACGGATCGACTCTTCGCCACGGCCGAACGTTACGCTGCCCGTCGTATCTATGGCAAATGTTTGCTGTCCGCTGTGGAAACCGTACAGCCCGTCGATCGTCTCACTCTGGAACTGTCCGGCCTCATTGCGTGAAAGCAGCTCGTAGCGTCCCAGCGCAACGCCTGTGATTGTACCGTCGCTGTTGCGAACTCCGGCAAAGATTTTAGGGGTGATGATGCTGCTCCCGTCGATGACGGTCTTCCCGCTGTCCCAATCCGCAACCCAGTCCGGCAATACTCCGTCCTTGCCGGGTTTTCCGGGGTCCCCTTTCTCGCCCTTGAGGTTCTCGCGGGCCTCCTCGCTCAAGTCTTCCCAGCGTATCGTGAAGTCCTGAAGGGCAATCGTATCTGCCGTCCAGCGGAAACGTCCCGAGGCGAAGTGTCCCGTGCCGTCGGAGTTGATGACAAAAGAGTCGTCGCCCGCCCGGACCGAGCCGTCGTCGTCGAGCCGCAACAGCGGGTGCTGGATCGTACCGCCGATACCGCCGCGGGCGAACCATGCCCCGTACTCGTCTGTATCGCGCAGCACCCCGTCCGTAGGTTGGTACGGCGTGGGGCGGGAACCCGGCTCCAGCTGGGGCGCTGCGAAATAGAAACCCTTGCCCTTGGTGAAGGAGAAGGTCGGCTTCGACCCCTGCACGCGTTCTACGCAAAACGAATAATGGAAGCGCTGCCACTGTCGGGTCAGGTCGATACTGACTTGCGGCTGATGGGCATGGCCTACGGTCAGGGTATGAGGAGAACTTGTCCGTGCCCAGAAGGAGAAGCAGTACCTCTGCCCTTGATGGTCGCGGGCCCACACTTCGTCCAATACTTCCAAAAGCGATGTCCCCGAAGAGATATGACAATAACCCCCGATGCCTGTGGGCGAACCGTCGGGGAAGGCTTCGTACTTGGTATGGAAAGCCGGATGCAAGCTGTTCGGGAAGCTGTTCCGATGGATACGACCCACGTAAAAGGTACTTCCGAAGCCCTGCTCGTCGGCAGCCGTCAGCGTACCGGCGATGTGGACGTTCCCCGAAGCATAGAGATTCTTGAAATAAGCCCCGTAGTCTTCCAGCGTACCGAAAACGGAATCGACGATGCCCCTGATATTGCCTATACGCCCCTTGACGGCCTGAGCGAAGGCGCCGAGATCCGAAAGACGTACGACGTTGAGTTCGGCTATCTCCAGCCACGACTCCTGAGCGAGTCGACCCGTAAGATCTATTTCGAATGCCCGCTGATACAGCTTGGAATAGTCCACAGTGAAGACTGCCAAACGGTATTCCCACTGCGTATCCGCGTCGAGTGTATCGGAATAATCCGATTGCGAGCCATCCGTATATCCGAATGTTACCGGAATATTCTCCAGCGTTTCGGAAGCCCGGATTCTGAACGAGACGAGAATCCGTTCAGGTGCCTTCACCGTTTCCTCCGGAACCATTTTCAATCCGTATTTTCCCGTACCCTCGTACGACGTGCGTGTCAGACGGTAGATCCTCGAAACATTGCCTTCGCTCTGCGTATAGGTCTCTGTCAGATACGACTCTCCCTGCATGGCATAACGACTGCGATCCGCAGCATACTGATCGCCTCCGCCCATCGTGGGGTACAGCAGCGAGAAGTCGCTTCCCAGAGAGTCGATCACATCCATGTAAGGAGCATCGCTGTCCGATGCCGTGAGGTAGAGAGCTCCGCTGCGCTGCGTATCGAAAAGGTTCGTGATACGCACGAAGTCGAGCAACTCCTCCCCACGGGGTTCATCTCCTTCGATAAGGGCCCCGGTAAAATACGGAACCTCGGCATTCCCGATAGTCTCGGTGCCGGTATCGAGTACAACCATCAGCGAATAGACCTGCCGCGGAGCATCATAATACGAACGCCGCACCACATCCCCGACTGCAAGGCTCTGCACCTTCTTCGAGTGCGGGTCCCGGCGGATCTTGTATATCGGATAATCGACCTTTGCCATCAGTGTATTCTCTCGACCTCGTCGCCGCGGAAGCTGTGGCTGATCCACAGCGCTCCGCCAACGACATCGGTCTTCTGTATTTCCAGTTCGTAAATGCGCATCCGCTTGCGGACGGTCAGCTCGTCGAACGTTGCCGCGGCATTGCCCGTTGCGGCGCTGCGCTGCACGCCCCAGCCTGTGCCCGCGAGCCCCGGCGTGAAGCGTGCACTCGTCACGTCGCCCGCGAGGTAGGTGTTGCCGTAGTGCGTGATGCCGTCCGCCCCGGCCGAGATGAAGAGCCCTTCGGATAAGTATAGGACACCGCTGGCAAGGCGGGTTGCGGAACCGGCGATTCCGAAGGATTTACCACTGCGGATCGGACTTTCGAAAAGTACCGCGGCGGCATCCGTTTCTATGGAGAGGACGCCTGCCGGACTCTTTTCGCCGAGCGTGTCTTCGGCGGAATAGCGGTAACGGAGTCGCGTGCCCAGTGCCGTGCGTTCCGTCGCTCCGTCCTCGGGAAGCGTCCGCGTAAAGACGCCGTGCAGCGCCATGCCCCCGTCCTCCGCACAGAGATACGCTCCTGTGTTCGAGCCCAGCCGCAGTCGTCTATGGATTGTGATGCCCTCATCCGAGGAATTGGTTCGGTAGCTTGAAAGCAGCACCTCGCCGAAACTGTGGCGTACTATAAGTGAATCGGGGAAATAGGCTGCTCCGTGCGGTGAGAGAAGCATGTAACTGTCATCCGTATCCATCAGTCCCGAGAGCAGCCGGATACGCGAGGTGTGGGCGCCGCCTAGCAAGAGGCTGCCCCTTGCGCCCGAGAGCTGCACTTCCGTCTCCGACACATGTTTCAGCACCGTGTAGCCGCCCATACGGATTCCGCATCCCTCGGCCAAGGCGAGGTCTGCAAAAGCCGTGAGGCACTCTGTGCCCAGCAGAAGTTGCGTTTTGCCTGCCGTACCCAGCTCCGCGCCGTGCAGGGCCTGAAGCGTACCCGACAATTCGACGGCTCCTGCAACGGACAACGTGCCTGCGACCTTCGCGTCGCGCATCGTCCAGTCCGCATCCGCGCAGTTGGCATTGCCGCCGTGGAAGACCGCGTTGCCTGCAACCGTAATATTATCCGGGGCGATCCGTACGCCGCTGTCGTCCGCACCCACAAGGATTGAAGCCTGCGATGTGAGAACCGTTGCGCCCAGATCAAGCTTCGCGGCCGAGAGAGTAATACGGTCGCTCTGGATATCGTAACCGATAACCCTATGTCCGGAAAGCAGGACGCCGCCCTGCACGTCGATATCTTCTGCGAAGCGGATACCGGCACCGTCATCACGGGTGTAGGCCGCAAGAAGTGTCCGGTTACCCGCACCCGCCTCGAAGCCGTAGTGGGCCCTTAAAAGGCCCGACATATCCCCGCCGCTCCGACGCAGGTACTCGATGAGGATGCCGCCTTCACTGCTGCCATCGCCGCCTACGGCCCCCGCAATGGCTGCAGCAAAGCCGTAGGCCGTATTGTGCAGCCGGATCGATGTCTCGTCGCCTTCCTCCACGCCCCACGGATGCTCGTCGTCCCGCCGGTCCTGCGCGTTGAAGAACCGGTTGTAAAGTTCCGTATAGATGCTGTGGCAGAGGCTCCCCGGCGTAAGGGAGCCGATGGCGGGGTCTTTCTCGACGCTCATTTCGTGAAGGAGGTTTGCGAGAGGAAGTTCCGGATCTTGGAGATAAGGGGCGCGAAATTCGGAGCGTTGACCGCAGGCATCGTACCCATGAGTGTCGGAGTCATCACCTTCGTACACTCCGTGAGAAACTCCATCATCAGTTGCGCGAGCTGTTGTCCCAGCACCATGGGTTCCGTGGCGTCTTCGGCGCCGAGGGTGATCTTCTGCCCTGTGACGGTTACGGCCTGCCCGCCGACCTTCGTCTCGGCTTTGTCTGTCGAAAGGTTGAGCTCGCCACGGTCGACCTTCAGGGCGATATTTTCAGCATCCTGCGTAACGGATGTTTCCTTGCCGCCGTCGTTTCTGACCGTTGACGTAATCCCCTCGGCCGTATAGTGCGTCGCGGCCTCGTTACCTGTAGCTTCCAGCTCGTCGTAGTCGGGCGACGAGTCGCTCGAGGTATCCAATTCCTCAGTCTCTCGAACGCCGATCGTGACCTCGCGGTGCGCGTTGTATTGCAGCACGTCGGCATGCGAGAAGTTCACGACATACATCGCGCGCGTGGCGGCATCCGAAACGATCGTAACGTCCGAGAGCAGTGTCGGAACGAGCAGCACGCCGCCGCTGTTATCCTGCGTACCTGCAAGCAGCACGCCCTTATGGATGATCGGCTCCGTGGAGGCCGTCTCGTCGGGATATTCGCCCACGTCGATCGTGCCGCCGTACTCGGCGAACTCCGCATCCGAAGGGTCGTCATGGACCTTGGCCACATAACCGTGGATAAGACGTGCCGTGCCAACGCCGCCCGTGCCGCCGGGCGACATGTCCACGCGGTCGATGCTCCGCCCCAGCGCGATACGCCGGATCGCCTCGCGGATCACTGTCTGGCTGCCGCCGCTCTCGAGGAGTTTGCTTTTCTGTCCCATATCCTAAGTCGCTTTTCATAAGGAATAGGAAAAATCGGGGCATTACGGTGATAATGCAGTGTCTTTCGCCAGATTATCCGCATAAAATCATTACTTTTGCGAAAACAATGGCACAATGATCGGCGACCTCGCAAAAGATTACAAACAGTGGCTATCGGAGATAAAGCAGCATATCCGCCAAAGCCAGATAAAAGCTGCTGTAAGAGTAAATACGGAGTTGTTGCGCTTGTATTGGCATCTTGGTAAAGAGATCGCGGAACGCCGGGCGGAAGCGAAATGGGGAAATGGATTTTTCAACACCCTGAGCCGCGATCTGAAAGCCGATTTTCCCGATATGCAGGGGTTCTCACCTACGAACCTGAAATACTGCAAACGCTTTTATTTATTTTATAGCCAATCCGATACAATTCGTCACCAAGTTGGTGACAAATTAATATCCCCGATATTTTCAATCCCGTGGCGCCATCATATCGAAATACTGACCAAGTGTCGCACCATCGACGAGGCTCTGTTTTATGTCGGCAAGACTCTTGAAAACGGGTGGAGCCGTGCCGTGCTGCTAAATTTCCTCGATGCCCGATTGTTCGAAACGCAGGGCAAGGCCCTGACGAACTTCCGCAAAAACCTTCCCGAGCCGATGAGTGACCTGGCACAACAGACGCTGAAAGATCCATACAATTTCGATTTTCTGACCATGCGTGAGAACTACAATGAGCGAGAATTGGAAGATGCCCTAACCACGAACATCACCCGTTTCCTGCTCGAATTGGGCTCTGGATTCGCATTCGTCGGACGGCAGGTCAGACTGGAGGTAAACGGAAACGAATACTTCATAGATCTGCTATTCTACCATCTGAAATTGAGGTGTTATACGGTCGTGGAGCTGAAAGTAACCGAGTTCAAACCGGAGTATCTCGGACAGTTAGGTTTCTATGTTACTGCTGTCAACAGGCAGCTTAGACGCACTGAAGACAATCCGACGATCGGACTGATTATATGCAAAACAAAAGACAGAGTCGTCGCAGAATACGCATTGGAAGGAACGAATCAACCCCTCGGCATATCGCAGTACGATCTGATGAAGGTAACCTCTGAAGAATTGAAAAATACGCTCCCTTCCATCGAGGAAATCGAAAACGAACTCAATGAAAAATAACGACGCATTCGGAAAACGTCAGTTCTTTTTCTTTCCGTCCCCGTAAGTCATTTTCTCTCCTTTGATTTTGTAGGGAATCGAGATGCGTTGACGGTAGCCTCCCGTGCCGAATGTCGTTGTGACCTCTTCGACAAGGTAGACGCCGTTCTTCGAGGGGTTGCGCTCGTCGCTAAGTTCCACTTGGCAGGCAGGTGTGAGGGCATGGTCGCCGAAGATCGTCAGGTGGCCCGTGATGCCGTTCAGATTGTAGGCCCGGAAGTATTCAATGGCCTCCTCGACGAGTTTGTCGGAAGTGATCCGCATATTGGTCGAGGTGTACGGCACCACCGTATAGGTCGAAAGATCGACCTTCGTGCGGGTGTCGGCCCCCGCGGCCGTGGTGTTGCCCGTTATCTTGTGCGTCTTCTTCGAGATCTGCGTTGCATTGACCGTCTGGAACTCCTTGCTGTCGGGATTCGAAGGGTCATAGTCTGGGTTCAGGCGTACCGTGACTTCGAAGAACTTCTCGTCTGCCCCCAACGCCTTAGCTTGCACGGCCAGAAAGCGCGGGTCCGTACGCAGCACCTTCAGATTGTTCTGCGCCACATGTCTGTCGAAGCGTATGACGAAGGGCCCTTCGCCGTCCGAGGGGAACTGAGGCTGGCTCGGGGACGCAGAGTACGGGCGCCCCACGGCGATCGCGGGCATCGCATCGTCCGAGGAGCTGTCGTACTTGAGGAAACAGTAGACCTTGTGGCGGCTCCATGCCTCCAGTACATCGGCCACGGTGAAGTTGTCCGTAACCTTGATCTTGCCGACCTCGATGTCGAAACGGCGTGTCTGGCTGTGGAGCGCGAAGCCCGTATCTTTCAGCAGTCCGTACCGCTCGCCCAGCACGTCGGCCACCTTCGTACCCTCGACGGGTGTCTCGAACTTCGGCGCCGTCTTCAACTTGAGCTTGTAGGCCATGTTCTCGCACTCGATTTCGAAATGACTGTCCGAATTATAAGCCGTGATATATCCGTCGAACATGTTTTTCAAGGCCCCGTTGTAGCCCAGTTTGATATTGATGCGCTGGCCGACCTTGAAGGTCTTGTCATCGAGGGCCGCCTGTCCCGTTCGCTTTTCAATGAGTACGCCGTCCTGCATGACCTCCGTCGTGAGGCGCGTGGCATCCACGCCTTCGGCCGTCACGGGACCTATGATCGTACTTTTATAGACCGTACCTTTGGGAAAGGTTACCTTTGCCGTACCGATGAGTTTCTTGTACGACTCCGTGATGCGTATCTCCTGTACCTCGGTGAACTCCATGCCGTTTTTGATGACGATGGGATTCTGCGGGTCGGCGTCGCCTATGGTGATACGGCACGAGAGGATGTCCAGCGCATTCAGATCCATAGACGGCTGATTTTAAGCAGCGAGGAAGGATCCACCACGTCGGCGCCCATCTTCGTCCATTTTATCCACTTATTCGTATGTTTGAGGGTCTCGTCCACTTTCTCCGCCTCGGCCGTCCGGACCTCGATGGCCTCCGACGGCTCTACGGCCACGCACTGCAGCTTGTAGGGTTGCACGTTACGGCACTCCGAAACGCCGAACGAGTAGTTCAGGACGATAAGCTGCGTGATGCGGAACTGACGCAGGATCGTATTGCTGCATTCGATGACGCCCTTGTGCTGCATGAGCTTGAGAAACTTCGAGACTTCGGCTTCCGGATAGACATCGGGATACTTCGACGTGATCTTACCCTCTATGGATATTTCGTAGTCTCCACCCGAGACGAATTCCTTTCGCGTATAGTCGCGCCCCTGTACTGTCGTGAGCACGATGTTGTTGCGGCTCGACACCTGTACCCGCGGGCCGAGGTCCACGAACTCCACACGGCTGCCGGCCGGGCCGCCGGGCGTCTGCGTGACGGCTGCACCCAACTCCAGATAGTCCGTAACGATATTGCCCACGATCGTATCCGTGTGGTTTTTCTGCCGTGCTACGGCCTGCTGATCCTCGATAAGACGGTAATACTGCCCGGTCTTGTTCGCAAGGCTCGTCTGCGACTGTGTCTCGAGGTACTTGTCGCGGGTGCGCTGTTCCCAGTATTTCAGATAGCGCGGGTAGGAGCGCAAAAGTCCGTATGCTGTCTGATGTGCCGTCTGCACCAGCCCCCGTCCCAGTAGGTCGACATCCTTGCCCAGATAATGCACCGTGCCGTCCTTGAAGTGTGCCAGCCCCATGCCCAACGCCCGCCGCGCCGCATCCGAGACGTAGCCTGAGAGTGTTCCGTGGCTCAGAATGCCGCCCGACAGCAGGGAGGATATGCCGATATTGATCAGTCTGCCCATAAATTCGTTTTCGTTATGCTCCGTTCCATGATGCGTCGAAGTCATGCACCACGTCGATGAGCGCCTGTGCCATCTGTTCCTTCAGGTCGCGGACTTCCGGGAAGCTGCCGTTCTCGCTTTTCAGCAATTCGATGGTCTCGATACTCAAAAGGTTAGTGATGTTGACGATAACCTGTTTGGGCGCAGCCGAGGAGAGCTTGCCCGTACCCGAATAGTTGCCGCCGGCACCTGCGTCGTCCAACCCTGTTACGGAGATGCCCGAAGCGTCCCACGGCTTTTCGTCCAGCGATGCCGGTTCGTTGGCGTACATGTACTCCGGGATACCTGCCCGCTTAAAGATGTTCTCGGCGATCTGGCCGCTCTGGAACGTGTCGCGCAATGCCGCCATGACCGTGACGAGCCAGTCGTGAACGATGCGGAAGTTCTTCAGGTGCTCGACTTTCTGTTCGTCCGTGGCATTGGCCGCCAGCGGTATCTGCTCCCACAGCCCCGTTTTGCCGTTGAAGCGGAATCCGCGCTCGATCATCTCGGAGAAACGGAAACCCGTGGCGGCGATCCCCGCCTGCGCCGCGGGCTGGCTCTCCATGAGCGCCTTGTATTCGCGGGCTACCAGCACGGCTTCCGGCACGAACTTCTCGTTCATGCGGTTCTGATACTCCCATGTCGCGGCGGCCTGCTGCACGGTCATCTCCTTGAGTCCCTTGCGCAGTGTCCGCGACGTGTCGTCGTAGTGGCTGTAAAGTGTCTTGTCGACCTTTTTGAAATCGTAGCCATAGACCGAGGGTATCGCGTCGATATACGCTTGAATTTCGGTCTGCGAAGTCAGCTTTCCCAGTTCGGCATAGACGCTCTTGATGCGAGTGGCGGCATCTTTGTCCGCCTGAAATATGATAGCCCGCGTAAGGTCGTCGCGGTAGGCATCCGAAAAGGTATAGACGGGACCCGGAGTGTGGTAGTAACCCCCGTGGATGCTGTTCCCATAGTTCATGCTGTTGAACAGCGCTGTAAACCAGTTTCCCGTCCATGCCCCGATCTTCAGACCCGTGGATTCCTCGAGGCTTTTGCCTTCGGTGAGCTTGTCCACGGCACCTTTGGCGTTCACGGCCGCTTCATACGTCCTGCGCAATGATTCGTACAAGGCGTCCACCGAGGGATAGTTGTACTTGCGCTCTTCCTGTAACTCGGCAAAAGCTGCATCTGTGGCCTCCTTGACTTTCCATGCCTTGTAGGCTACCCATCCTAAAGCTCCGACCAGCGCGCTCACGGCTCCGGCTGCAACGACAGCCCCCGTACCCAACGCCCCGAGGGCCGCTCCTGCGCCTAAGATACCACGGCCCGTGACCACTTGCGAGGCAAAGACCCCCGAGGCGGCGCGCCGCAGTCCGAGGCCCGTGAGCGAGCGTTGTACGCCCGCACCTGCCAGTGCCGACATCAAGGCTCCGCGGCCACCCGCAACACCCGCCTGCCGCAGTGCACCTACAAGGTTGCGCTTGTCCGCGAAAGTCATGCGCCCCAGCCGTCCGCTCCCGCCGAGGCCCGTAAGCGACGAGAGAAGTTCCATACCCGCTGCCGCGGCTTTCTGACGTCCCAGAAGCCCGAAAGCCACGGCGAGGTTCGTGACGGCGCCCGCCAGACGGAAAAGACGCGTCGAGGCGAAGCCCGTGAAGAGTACAGGCTCGAGCCACCGGAAATTGTCGGCCACCCATGCCGCGATCTTGCCGAAGAGCGCGAACAGGTCCAGCAACGCCGAAGCGATTGATGCCAATCCTCGGGCGAACTTCTCCGTATTGATTGCAGCCGTGAGCCGTCGCAGCGTGCGCTGTATCTGCGGTTCCATGATCTCGTATCCGCGCATGAACATCTCCGAGAAAGTCGAGGTGAGCTGGAACCACAGCCCTTTGGTCGTCTCCTGCTTCACGTAGGCCAGTTGCGCTGCGATACCGTGCGAGGTGCGGTTATACGTCGTGAGTTCCCGCAGTTGACCGTAGTTCTGCAGCAGCATCATGCCGGCATTGCCACCGATGCGGCCGAAAATCTTGTGCATGTCGCCCAGCGAAGCTCCCTTTGCATTCAGCTCCTCGAAGATATCGGCCAGCGGGCGGATCTTCTCCAGTGTCCGGCCGTAGACATCCACCTTGTGCGTGAACTCTACACCCAGTCGATCGAGGATATCGCGCGCTTCCTTGGGCTGGTAGGCAAGACGCGTGGCCATGGCACGCAGCGCCGTGCCCGCCATGGTAGCCTTGACACCCATGTTGCCCAAAAGACCTATGGCCGCCGAGGACTCCGTGAAATCGATGCCCGCCATGCGCAGGTAACCCGCAGCCATCTTGAAAGCCTCGGCCGTTTCCACGACATTGACATTCGAACGCGAAATCGTCGAAGAGATGATATCCGCGACCACGGGCATGCTTTCCGGAGAGATGTCGTAGCCCGCCATGATGTTGGTCACGAGGTCTGCGACTTCGTCCAGCGGATTGTCGCCGATCAGGGCAAGATTCGTGATGGGGCGTATCGACGCATTGATCGACTGCAGGTTCTGACCCGCCATGGCGAGGTACCTCACGGCTCCGCCCACTTCCGTGGCCGTGAATTTCGTCTCGATGCCCACCTGCCGGACGTTGCGGGCCATGGACTCGAAGCGCTGCTCGAAGGTCGAAAGGTCGCTGTCCGCAACATGCAGGATACTCCGTGCCGACTCCATCGTATTGGCGTACTCCACGGCGTCGAGGAGCTCTTTTCGCATCGTGCTGTAAAGCATGTAGCCATTAAGCATGTAGGCGAAAGGCAGCACACCCTGCAGCGACGGGGTCCGCGAGTATTGCAGACGGTTGATGGCAGCCCTCTGGCGGCTGTTCGAGATGTTGCCTGCGAAAGTCTGCTGGCGCAGCAGTCCCCGCACAGTCTCCACGTTCTGTTGCCGCAGGCTCTTCTCCGCAGCCTTGCGGGTACGCTCCGCTTCGGCTGCGGCCCGCTTTTGCGCCGCGGCGGACTCCTTGCCGTCCGGAACGGGAATGGCACGGGGAAGCACGGCTCGCAACTGCTCCTGCACCCTCGGAGGCAACAGGAATGCTTGCGTCGTGGTCTGAGGCTGGGACGCTTTTTCCTTTGCCGCACGTTGTACGATAGTCCTACCCAGCGGCATGGCTGCAGCGGCTGCCGTGCGCACCTGTCCTAGCAGCGCGAGGATCTCCTCGAGGCGCCCCTTGGCAACGTCGGTCTGTATGTTCAGCTCGCGGCTGCGCTCCAGATGCGACAGCGCCGAGTTGATCTTGCCCAGCGAACGCGTGAGCGACGTCTGTGTGGTGTATGTCGTGCTCGATAGGTTGCGGAATACCTCCTGCGAATGACGGATGATCTCCGCAGCGTTTTTCTGTACGGCCTTGCTGTTGAATGCCTTGCCGGGGTTCACCACAAGGTTTATGCCCTTGCTTTTATTCTCGATGGTGGTCAAAGCCGTGACGATGCGCCCCAGTTTGGCTTCACCATACTTCGTGTCTATGTTGAACTTGTAATTATACTTGCGACCTTTGCCGGAAGGGTCCGTGCACAACGCCTTGTCGATGGCCTTGAGAGCATTCTGGACATTCTCCACGGCACCCGACATGTCTCCCTTGAACTTCGAGAGAGCCTCCACGGCAGCGGTGAAATTTCCAAGCTGCCGCGTGGCTTCGGTCGACTCGACTTCGATGTTGTATTTGACGTTATAAGTCTGGTCGGACATGGCGGCGCGGTTAGATTTTTTCCGAAGAATAGAGTGCCGGACGAACGATTGATTACGAAGCTTGCAGACACGAAAAAAAGCCTGCGGGCAGGAATGTCCGCAGGCTACGAAACATGGATCAGACGGCGGGCGGCGCGAAGAGTGCCCGTGCGGAATTGTGGACCATAAACTGCTCGTGCAGCCAGAGAGCCTCCTCTGAGAGCGAGGCGAACTCCTCGTCGCTCATGGCGTCCAGATCGACCCCGGGGAAGTAGTGGCGTATGTATATCAAACGCTGACGGATTCGCTGTCCGTCCTGCACCGCCGCCCCGTCGATCAGTTTACCAGTATCGACTGGCGCGTCTGGATAAGTTCCGAAAGCTGGCCCATAAGGCCGAACAAGAACAGTGAGTCGTTGTCTACGAGTTCTTTGTCCCCGTCGATGAAACAGTCGCGGGCAAGCGTACGCATGGCCGTGACCTCGTCCTTCTTCGACGCGGCCATGAATTTCGAGAACTGCGGGAACGTAGGCTCGGCCATATAGGCTACGTAGAACTCCTTCTCCTCGCACTCCTTATCCCCGAAGACCACCATCGGGCAGATCTTGCGCAGCTTCTTCTCGGATTTCAGTGCCGCAGCCTTCTCACGGATCGCGGAAAGCTGTTCCAGTGTCAAACTTTTCTCTTCCATATCATGTCATGGTTTGGTGTATGGAAGAATAGACGTCGTACAAGGATATGTTTATTTCCGTACGCAGCGGTTCTATTCTTCCGTCTGCAATATGATGGAATCAGGCCGATGCATTGCCGATCTGAATGTCGAAGGGATGGAGTTGGAACTCATGCGTAATGTTCGTGTCGTCCTGCTGCGACTCCATGGCATCCTCGTCGAAAATGCAGCCCTTCAAAACGACTGATGTCGTCGTCCAGTCGTCCGATGCCAACGGATTGGCGAAGGAGACGATCAGGTCGAATTCCCCGATGTCGCACAGCGAACCGTAGATCGAACGCAGGGTCTGCTGCGTGGCATAGTCCATCGTTATCGATGCCTCGTAGACGATGTTTCCGAAGCCGCGGCTCACGGGTTTCCCGCCCAGACCGTAGTTGCTCTCGATCTTGCGCTTGCGGCTCCACTTGATGCCCGAAACGCCTTCGAGCGTCGTCGAACCCTCGTCGATGCCCAGAGCCGTCGAGGAGAGGGTAATCATCGACCAGCTGTAAGCTACATTATTGATTATAGGCATATAGTGTGTTATTTAGCGGTTAGCGAAAGCCCCTCCTCGACGTAAATACGCGTAGCCACACCCACGGGTACGATCGTGTATCCGATGCGCAGGGTGTCGTCCACAAGGACGTTCTGCTTCTCGTCGATAGTGACGGAATAGCCCGAAATCTCCTGTGCAGCCTGCATTTTGGAGAGTATATCGCCGATAAGGGTCTGGAAGGCCGTGATCTTGGATGAGGCCAGATAGCCCGTCGAGGGGTTGACCATCAGCGGCGAATTGACGTATGGCAGCAGGGCGCTGCGCACCTGACGACGCGATTTGTTGATCGTGCGGTTACGTGCGATGGTTCGGAAGTCGCCATGCGAGCATGTCTGGTCGCGCGAGATGTAGATACCGTTTTCGCGCCCAGCATACTTGATGGGAAACATATATCCCTTGTCGTCCAGTTCGTCGAGCAGCGTCGGCGAGAGCGATTCGTAGGCATTCACACTTACGAAGGCGTCATCGACGTCGAGGTTTGTATCTCCGAATCCGAGCTCAATCTCCTGAAAGTCGTCCGTGAAGAGGTTGAACTGCTTGACCCACGCTACGGACTCCTGCACGTTGGCGCGGGCGATGGCGCCCATCACGGCTCCGAGGAACCCCACCGGAGCCTTGGTCGTATTGCGCAGCTGCATGCGGTGTACCTGCTCGGATGCCGACTGTCCGAAGATGACGCTCACGCGGCTCGACTCGCAGATCGCCGTAGGGATTTTGTTCAAGTCGATCTGACGCCCCGCAGTGGTCTGAGCCCCCGTCGTGGAGGGGTTGGCACAGAGAACGATCGACAGGGGCTGGTTCTGCGCGGCCATGGCCTCGGCCTTGTCGTTCAGGCTCATCACAAGGTTCAGGTTGTAGGGGTCCGCCTCGCCGCTTTGGCGCCACAGCGGCTGCTCGGTCCATACGCCCAGTTGATTGATCATGCCACCTGCGGCGCGCTGCATGACGTCGATGGCGTCCCAACTGGTCGAGCAGTCGGCGAACATTACGTAAAGTTTGCCTTGGCTGTCCACGCCGCCCGACATGCGGAAGAACTCGCGGATGTGGTAAGCCGGAATGCCGTACATAAAGTTCTCGGAGGTCTCCTCCGCGGGGTCTGCGACGTCCTTCCATTCGATGATGCCGAAGTCGTTTATGGACGACTTGCGGCTGGTGATGTAGACCACGTCGCCGGCTTTGAGCTTGTTCTCGTTGATCTTACCATATCCCTCCGTGAAGAGCTTTGGCTGCTGCGAGATATCGAACAGCAGTCCCGTTACGCGCTCCTGATCGGAGGGGGCCTGATACGGAATGTTGCCGTCGACATCGCTGATAAATACGTTTCCTAATGCCATGGATGTTGTTTTCAGTCTTTGTGGTACGGGTTTGTGTAGAGCGTGGCGTCCGTGCGGAACACGGGCGGCGTGTCTGCGGTGTAGGTGCTGCCCAGACGGTCTATGTAGAGCTGCTCATAAGCGGGAAATATTTTCAGCAGGCGGTCGGCGTAGTCGGGAGTTGCGTCCGACGACTGCGTCTGGTCCTCCTGTTTTTCCTGTTCGGACTGTGTGGGCGTCGTCTTTTCGGGATCGGGTCCCGAGCCGTCCGCCTCGGGTTCTCCGCCTGTTGCGTTCGCAGGAACCGGTGCTGCCGCAGGAGCCGATGTCGGAGTTGCAGTGTCCGGAAGGTCGTTGTTCTCGTTTGTTATTTTCTTTGCCATGTCGGTAAGGTGTGGAAAAGGGGAAGCGGAGTCGTATGCCCCGCCTCCCCTGCGGTCGGGTGCACTATGAAATGCTATGCTTTCTTGTAGGCGGTGTGTACGACGATCTCGGCGGGTTTGACGATGTTCACGTCCATCTTCATTCGCATCTGGAAGAAGAAGAGCTCCGAGTTGGATTGCAGACGGTCCACCTTCAGCACCTCGGTATCGTTGGCGTAGTCCACGCCGAGCCACAGGTTCGAGTCGACGCCCGTGGTGAAGTTGCCCAAGACGATCGTGTGCTCCGGAATGCCCGCAATGGGGATGATGCGCTTGCCCTTGAAACGGTAGCGGTTGACCTCCGTGTTCTCGGAATACTTGACCATCTTGTCCGTGAGGTAACGGTCGTAGAGATCCCACATGTCCCAGCTCATCACGAAGCTCAGACCGCTCTTGCGGCGGATCTGCTTCGGACACTTGGTCCACATGGCGTAGAGGGCCGCTTCGATGGCCGCACCGTCCGCAAGCTCCGTATTGCCCGAGAGGATGCACTGCCCGCCGGCCACGGTCTCGGGGTCCGAGGCGTGGATGTTGTCCAGAATGCGCTTGATGGCCCCGTCGAAATATTTCTCCTTGCCGCCGCCGATGGGCGTGCAGCCCTCGGGTGCCGTAATGCCGGCCGCTGCCGTGCCGCCCTTAGCCGAGGTCCAGATGGCGCTGCCGATGTACTCGTTCTTCTTGTCCATCAGAAGGCGCAGCATCGTGGCCTGCAGCTTGGGATCCAGCTCGCGGAAAACAAGGTTGCCCGTAGGCTGCGCGAAGCGCCAGTAAGACTCGAAGTCGCGCGGATTGAACTCCAGATAAACCATGAAGTCCTGCGGCTCGAGGTAGCGTTCAGTGAACTGGTACTCGTTGAAGCCGTCGGAGCCCTTGGCCCCATGCGTACTCTGCGGCGTGGGTACGTTGTCCTGAATGACGTCGCCCAAGTGGATCGAGGGCAGCGTATATTTGTGCTGGATGCCGCTCTTGATGTGGATCAGCCCTTCGCGGTAGGTGTCGTTGCCCTGCGCGGTATAGGTCAGAAGGTCCTCTAAGACCTCGCCGTTGTAGCCGTTCTGTAAGAATGTTACCGTATCAGCCATTATCGTTTTGCAGATTGTGTTTTAGAGTTTTCCGGCTTGATCTGTACAGTCGTAATAGCCACTTACGTCTGATCCGCGGGCGACGCCCGCATCTGCTTGATATGGACAGGGTCCGGAGCCTATTCTATCTTGCGGAAGGCGAAGTCCTTGCCCACGACGGCTTCGATACGCTCGGCCATCTTCGCCTCGGCGCTTCGAGCTCCCTCGGCGGCAGCCTGCACGGCAGCCGGGTCGGAGGCGATCTCGTGCGAGATCTGCTCTACGGCGGGAATGCTCTCCAATGTGCTCTCCACCAGGTCGGGGTTCTCCTCGGCAAGTTTCCGCCACTTGGGAATGTCGTCCGCGGGGATCTTGCCCGCAGCCTTCGCGAGCATCGCCTCGATGCGCTCGGCCTTCAGCTGCGCTTCGCGGTCCTGATAGGTCTTGAGCGAGGCGGTCAGTTCTGCGACGTTGGTTTGCAGATTCTGTATCGTGGCCTCTTTGCCCGCCAGGACGGTCTTCGTGTCGCTCAGCTCCTTTTCCTTCTCGCGGAAGCGGGCCTCTATGGAGATCAACTCCGAGATGCGGGCCATCACGTCCTTGGGCTGACAATCGTCTTTCAGGCCGAGGGTCGCCGTTACGGCGGAATATTCGGGTGAGGTTTTGCTTTCGTTGCTCATCGTAATGTGTTTTTGTGTGGTTCGATTAAGAGTAGGCTCTTCGGTGCCGGAAGGTTTGCAGCCCTCCGCCTCGGCGCTGATGCTCTCCATCATCGAGCGGATGGCGGCCGCATCCTCCAGTGCCGAGAGCTCCGTGCGGACACGCTCGCGCAGCTGGGGCGAGGTCTCCAGAATGTTGTCCTGCGGAATGATGCCCGCGGAGACGGCACTCTCGGCATCGAAGTAAGTGCCGTCCCTGCCGGCCTTGCCGTCCATGATCGAGACGACGTGTTCTTCCGCGAGGCCGAAGCGCTTGCGGTAGATCGTACGCAACTGCCGTGTGAAAGCCGCGACCATGTCGCTGCCCGTATCATCCTCGGATGACGGCAGGAAGGGGTTGTGGATCATAAGGATCGCATAGTCGCGCATCAGCGAGCGGGCGCCTGCGGCCCAGAGCACCGAGCCCATCGACGCGGCCATGCCCTCGTTCACGCACTCGGTCGGTATACGGGAGTTGCGGATTGTGGAGTAAACGCTCATACCGTGCAGCACCGAGCCGCCTTCGGAGTTGATCAGAACGCGGATCAGAGACGGGGAGCAGCTCTCCGCATAGTCGAACTCCTCGTTGAAGCGCGCGGCCGTCGCCTCGGTGATCTTGCCGTAGAAGCGCAGCGTAGCCGGCGCCCCGGTACGGACCTCGCCGACGATATGTTTGAAGTGGGTCGTCTCCAT